TCGCTATTCTACAGGGTTCGTCATTCGTCGTAAACCGAAATTTGGTCAAGAGCAGAAGATGGATTCTCAAGACCGCAAGATCGCAGCCTCCATCACTGACTTCATTCTCAATTGTGGTGATACCGCCACTTGGGACGGCGACGAGTTTGACGAGTTTGTTCGTAAAATCGTTGACGACTCGTTGACGTTCGACCAGATGACGTTTGAGTGCATTCGTAACCGCCGCGGCAAACTGGTACGGTTTCAGGCCGTCGATGCTGCGACGTTCCGGTTGGCTGAATCGTACTTCGACGGTGAATACAACAACCCGTATTTTGACGGCGCTATGATGGATGACCGCCAAAACTGGGGTCCCAAGGTTGATGGCTATTATCCGGCCTACGTTCAGGTGTACCAAACAGCCAAGGTGGCGCAGTTCTATCCGTGGGAGTTGTGCTTCGGTATACGCAACCCGACCACGTCGATCTACGCCAACGGGTACGGAAACTCTGAATTGGAAGAACTGATTAACGTCGTCACGTCGATGCTTTGGGGTGACGAATACAACCGCCGCTTCTTCTCTCAAGGGTCGGCACCGAAGGGTCTTCTCCGGATCAAGGGTAACGTCAATGAGGCTTCGCTTCAGCAGTTCAAGCAGCAGTGGCAAGCCATGATATCAGGCGTTATGCAGTCGTGGAAGACACCCGTCGTTGAGGGTGATATCGACTGGGTTGACCTCCAGAAGAACAACCGTGATATGGAGTACAACTCGTGGATGGAGTACCTGATCAAGATCGCGTGTGCTGTATTCTGTATCGACCCGACGGAAATCGGGTGGGACATTTCCCGTTCCAACGGCAGCGGCCTGACGTTCGGTGATGGCCAAAAGCAGCGCATGGAGCAGTCCAAGGACAAGGGCCTCTACCCGATGCTGAAGTTCATCCAGCGTAAACTCAACAAATTCATAGTCGAGCAAATCAACCCCGACTTCGAATTCGTATTCATGGGCCTCAACGGAATGACCATTTCCGAAGAGCTGGATATGGATATCAAACGCCTTCAGGCCTTCCAGACCGTGGACGAGATTCGTGAGAAGTGGGACCTCCCGGCTATTGGCGAAGAGAAGGGTGGCGACACCATCGAGAATTCGGTCATCCAACAGGCTCTCAGCGCCAAGCAACAACAGCAACAGGCGATGGGTGATATGGGCGCTGGAGGTGGAAACCCGTTTGAAGAGGCTGCTGGCATGGGCGCTGAAGGCGCTCCGGGCGAAGAGCCCACTGGCGACGAAGGTGAAGAAGATGCCGAAGCGCAAGGTGGAAACCCGTTCGACCTTTACGCCGCTGGCGACGAAGAAGAAACTATGAAGGCCCGCGAAGCGAATCCGCTCGTGGCCGCATTCGACGAATACTTACAAAAAGCAATACACCATGACGAGTAACGAAAAGAACACCGCGCCCATCGTGCAGCTGCTGGCTGACGCTATGCCGAAACCGATTGTTGACGCTTCTGGCGGTAGCGTCATTTACCGTGGTTACGCGCCCATCGGTACAGGTCAAAGCGAGGCTGGATGGCGCATCGAGCGCGAGACCACCGCTGATGGAATCACCATCACGGAATATCCGATTGGCGACATGAGTTACAATTTCGTGTGGGCTAATCGCGCCGACTACATTTATTCACGCTAATATCTTCGCAAATGGCAACAGTTGACGTCGGAACCATAGCAGGTATATCCATCGGCACGACGCCCCCGTCGAACCCTGCGATTATCTGGTACGACACTACCGACAAACTCCACAAAAGTTACGACGCTTCGCTCGGGCAGTGGGTTCCGATGTCGCAGGCGATTGTGACTGAAATAGCCGATTTCAACGACCTTATCAATAAGGCGAACCTCCCCGGCGGACTACCTATCGCGGCGTTCTACAACGTCATCAAGCGCGACGCTGACGGTCAGTGGAACACCATGGTGTGGGTGGTAGGCCAAACCCGTATTCAGTACGTCGATAAGCAAAACAACATCATCGTCGAAGACCTCGCTGGGCAAGGCACCACAACGCAATACGTTGCTTCAACGAACTACTTCTTCGATAACGTCGTCGCGACGTTCGATCAACAAACGTCGCGTCTCAATTTCACCTTCCAGCAGGTGACGGATAACCCCGCTATGCAAGACGTACTTTTCGGCAGCCGCATTATTAACGATAATCCAACGTTGGTGAAGCGTACCGTGAAATCGTTGCTTTCAACGTCATCGAAGAACTCGCTGTCGTTCGTCAACGGGTTGTACTTCGACTTCAGCGCAGCGATGAATGGCGTTATCGTCTCCGAGCAAGAAAACGATACACAGGTCGTTGGATACAAGCAGTACACGGCCGATTATGCCGCCATGGATAAGACGTTCACGGAGGTAACGAAGATCATCAACGACTGGCAAAACGGCTCACAACAGATGATCTTCAGCGCCCGGTTGATTGAGGTTAATCCTGTTACGGCTACTATTGCCGCACCGCAAGACCTTACTACGACCGACGATTTGAAAATGGCGCTCAACAAGATTCAAGGCTGGTACAACCGCTTGAAACTGGCCACCGGAATGAGCCTGTCGTCGGCGTATAAGGCTGATCCCGCTACCAAGGGCGTTATGCCTGCTGGTGGTGATCCTGTTGAAAAAGCCATTGCGCTGCTTCACCAAGCAATCTTGGATGTCGATTTTTCGCAGTATGGCGATTCCAGTAACATCACGATAGGCGGTTCACAAGGCGACTTCCCCGAAATACCCTATATGTCGTTTATCGACGTTGAAGGTTCGGTTCGTCAAGCGTTTGAGGTAGTGTGGAGCGCGTTAGGGAATATCATTACGGGCGATGATACTGGCGAAATACTGAAGAAACTCGTTGCTTCGTCTTCCATATTCGAACGCAACGTGTTGAAAAGCCACTTGGCAAGAGGTATTGTCGGCGGCTTCGACGATTATAGAATTCTGCCCGGCGGCAGTACTTACAACGTCGAGTTGGGGCACCGCTATTTTTACAATCTGAATGCGTCGGAAATTTCTTCATCGACTTGGACTCTTAATTTGGGTACGCTTACCAACCCGTCGTCGTTTGAGGCATACACACGAGAAAGCGTCGGCGGAACTATCGAAGTGCTCGTCTATTGTAATGTCGCTAACGGCCAGACTCTGCGTGTTGTTGACGGTAATGGTATTAAGGCGAATTACAATATGTCGCAAAAGGGGTATTATCTTCTCACGGCTTGGGCTACGCAGTTTATATCCCGAAGCAGTCTTGGTTTTGAGTGTTTCATCACCCGGCCGGAATATTTAGGATAGTATGTGTAAGGTGGTCTATTTAACATCGCGGCGTTTTAACGCTGAAGCACGGCGGTTCATCCAAGCGCTGGCTGAAGAATTGAGCCGCCGACGTATCGAAGTGGTGGTTGGTAACGCTTACGATGTTTGGAATTACTTCAGACCCCATCGAACTTATGGTATCGCGTTGGCGGTGGACTTCTTTAACGATCATAAAGATGGCTGTAGTCTCACACTGAACCGAGTTTGTCCGGCGTTGACGCGCGACTTCGCCTACAACCTTTCAAACCACTATGACCTTTTAACGCCTCAAATCCGTTGGCGGTCGTTCTCGTTTGTTGATTCGTACGATCCTCAGTGGTATCGTTTCTTCAATCGTGTAAGTGCCGAGGTGAAACTCATTATCTACCCGGCTACGCTTACCAACGAGGGAGACATGGATGCTTACAAAAGCGCTCAGCCCGATATTATAAAGGCGTTCGCTGACGAAATATTGAGGTGTCTTCGCTCTAATTACGATTCCCACGCGTATGCCCGTTCCGCTAAGGCCGCACGCATACGTATTAACGAAAGAATGAAACGCAATGGCTGACGGACTTTTCATGACCACCATCTTCCCTGTAATTTCGCTTCTATTCGGGGCGGGCGGTATTGGCTACGCCATTGTGGCGCGTATGTTGGACCGTAAGAAATACGCCCAAGAGGTACGGTGTAGCCAGGCCGACGCCGACCTGAAAGGCGAGGAGTTTTGGAAAGGGAGATATGATACCTTAATGACGGAACTCGACAAGAAGGAATCGTGGTGGAAGGAACGGTATGATAACCTGTACCAGGAGGTTCAAAACGAACGTAAGTTGTCTAACGAGATGATGACTAACTTTCGTAATGAACTCAACAAGATTCGCGAGGAATACGAGGCGCAACGCCAGGCAGACCGTGATAAGTACAACCGCCTGATGGAAGAGTTCCGCGCTCAGGAGTATGCAGCTAACCAGGCGGCCGAAGATTACAAGAAGCGCATCAACGAACTCGAAGCGTCCATAGTGGCTTACGAGGATATGATTAAAAGCGGCAAAAGGTCATGAAGACGGCGGCATCCATAATTATCGTTGTAGCGGCCCTAATTTTCGCGTTCTTTCTGGGGCGGGGTACTTATACCCCTGAACCCCCTAAAGTCGTTGAAAAGTGGTATACAAAGCACGATACGGTGGAATATCGTGATACGATCAAAGTTCCTGTTCCGTATCAGGTTGTGCGCGATACTACAATCTACCTGCCGGGGGTGATCGATACCGCCGCTCTTTTGGCTGATTATCTGGCTCGAAAGGAATATTCGCTGGACTTTTCCAACGATAGTATTGGCGAGTTTCGCGTTGATGCGGTTGTTCAGCGTAACGCCCTCGCGCAAGTTACGTCGCACGTGAAACCCATAATCCGCATCCACGAAGTAGAAAACACGATCATCGACAAGCAGATACCATTCATTCAAGGTTACGCCCAAATAGGGACGTCTGTGGACTTTGGCACGCAAAAGTTCTCTGCCGGGGCCGATTTTCGACAACGGTTCTTGGTTGGCGCTTCAGCTATAAGAGTTGATGATCGCTGGGGATACACGTTGGATTTTGGTATAAAATTTTGACGTATTCTCTTGGCAGTTTGAATAAAATTCAGTACCTTTGTAGTGGAAATGAAACTTATAAACCGATAACGTTATGAAAGAAATTATCAACTACGGCGAAGCGCGTCGCCAACAGATTCTCAAAGGATTCACCAACATCGACGAGGTCGCTGAAGAAGCGCCGATCGAAAAAGCGCGTCATGGCGTATACGCCGACAACGCCCAGAACCGTCGCCTCCAGCGCGTGGGACAGGAATACGGTCACGCCGCCAAAGAAGACCCTGAAGCAGGTCAAGAAGGCAACGAGGGTGTACCTGAAGGCAACGTGAGTCTCCAGAACCACGCTCGTCAGGCTTCTGAGGAGGCACTGGTGAAAGTAGCCAACGACCCGTCGGCTGATGCCGAAATGCGCAAGGTGGCTACCGCTGAACTCGAACGGCGCGGTGTGAACGTTCGTGCCAAGAACAAGAAGGGCGACCAGTCGCTGCGTAACGGTCTGGCTGACGGCGACGCCAAATCGGCTTCTGCGTTTGAGTCGATGGGCTTCCGCCAAATGGACGACCGCGATCTGGAGCAGTACGCCGGAGTGGAGGACGCTTCTCACGCTTTCATCAAGCAGGTAGGCGGTGACGAGGACGGCTTCGATCTGGTAGTCACCAAGACCAGCGAAGGATATCGCGTCGACAAATACCCCTACGCTGACGTGGACAACTTTGAGTCCGTGACGGTGAAGGAAATCGGCGACGTTGAGGGCGCTGCGTCGAAATTCGGCGATCCCGACGCTAAAGGAAAGGGTGGAAAGGCTGACGCCAAATCGCTCATCGACAGTTTCAACGAAATGGCCGAGGGTAACGCTGACTTTGACGCCGAGTCGTTCAAATCCTTCGTCAAGGAAAAGGGTGGAAAGGCCGTGAAGGAACTGGCCGACGCTATCCGCAAGATGCCCAGCGAGGCTGGTCAGAGCGATCTCGCTGACGACGAAATTGCCGATATGATCGAGAATATGTTCGAGGAGGCCGGCATCGATCTTTCGAAGAAAGGACAAGCCGCTCTGGACAAGATGCGCGAAGAGGCTAACGCCGATGCCGACGTTGACGACGCTGGTAAGTACGTTGATAGCTTCAACGATATGGCTGAGAACGATACCGACTTCGACGCCAAGGGCTTCAAGTCGTTCGTGAAAGAAAAGGGCGACGCCCGCGCTATCAAAGCACTGGCTCGCTACATGCGTGAGAACCCCGTCGATACGGGCGGTGTAGAGTCGGAGCCCGGAGATGGCGACCTCGCCGACGAAATCGAAAACATGTTCGAGATGGCTGGCGTCAAAATATCGAAGAAAGGCCGCAAGGAACTTGACGCGATGATTGCCAGCGAAGACGACGAGTAATGCCTTACAACGCCAAACATACGCATTTTCTTCCGTCGCCGTTCCCCACCGTTACTCAGTACGAAGACCGATTTATACGGGAATGGAACGCTAATAACGCCGCAGCGCTTGGTGATGTACTAAAATACATCGCCGACGCTACGGCTGTGGCGGTTAAAGAATTAAAGGAAGATGGACCAAAAGAAGATAATTTGGGCCGTGTCGGCAGCGAAGGCTGAGAAGATTTGGCATATCGGCACAACAATCGCTGCTAACAGCGCGTTGAAGGAAACGCCGCCTTACCCTGTACGAGTCATAGTTCGCGTGAAGGATGATAAGGGGAAGGTGAGGTATAACATCGGTACGCTATCACGCGTCAGTGATGGTAAGTGTGAGGTGAATTTGTTCCCCAATGGTGCGCCGATTACAGCGTCGTTAGGGGTTAACGAAGAGGTTCGCCTCTGGCCTGATATCGAGTGGTTTTGGAAAAAGATGTTTGACGAAGAAGCCATCAAGATCAAAGACTTTTCTGAACTCACCAAGTACAGAGCTGTTATCGTCAAGTTGGGGAACGCTGAAAACGGGTTTTGTTATAAGCCTGGGAAAGTGGTTGCGTTCACCGATAAGAGCGTTGAAATCGACCTTAACAACGGTAGAATTGCCGTTAAACACGGCCATGAATCACGAATAAGATTATGGGAGTAGTAGATGAAGTGACGAGGGCATTTCATGAAGCCAATCAATATCGCCACGACCACTTGCGTAAAGCCATAGGTGCTTTTGCGGGAAACCTCGCTGACAGCGATGCGCTGGAGAAGGCCCGTTCGAAGACCGGGCGGTACGCCAACACGGCCAAGAATCGGAAATTAGGGCGCGTCGGAATGCCGTATGAAAAGAAATCACGCTTCCCCGCGCCTCATCAGCGTCGAGATTCCGAGCACCGTCAAGAAGGTACGTATATTCGTACACTTACGGTGGGTGATGGCGCTGAAGCAGTCGAAATAGCCGACGATGGCGTTGCTCGTAACGATTTTTACGATAATCAAGAAGTCGGTAAATACGCCAAGCGTCATTATGAAAAAGTGAAAAACGGCGACAAGGTTCGTTATGACGGCAAGGTGAAAACCGTTTACGCAACCAAAGAATTGACTGAAAACGGCATTACAACGCAGTACGTTCAATTTGTAGGCAGACCGTCGTATAGCGGTGCGCCACGTGGTACAGGTAAGTGGGTTCCGCGAAAAGACGTCGAGAAACTATGATTTTCAACAACCGCCAAATAGACGACATGGTCGGTATTCTCCGGCGTTGGCAGTACCTGTTTATTGCCAAGCACGTCGGATTGGACTTTCTGACCCAGTCGGAGATCGACATCTTGGTGGCGTCGGGCGTAAACGTCGATAAGTACAAGAACTCGAAAGGCATTTTGGAACACGCTTTTCTGTTCGGTATTTTGGCTGAGGCTATCGGCGATGACCGCGCCAAGAAGATGAACTACAAGCAATTTCTCCAGTTCCTGAAGTCGGGTAATTTCGTACCGCTCACCGAGCAGGAGGAAAACGCGCTCAACTACCTCAAGAACCGCGCCTATACCGACATCACGTCACTCGGCAACCGTATCGTCACCGGAACACGGAATGCCATCCTCAAATCGAATTTCCGTCAGCAATCGGTAATACGTCAGCAAATCAAAGACAAGGCCATTCAAGCCGTTCAACTCCGTAAGGGAGCCCGATATATAGCCAGCGAACTGGGGAACCTTACCCAAGACTGGGGACGCGATTGGCTGCGTATTGCATACTACCTCCTGCACGAAGCCTACAACGTGGGCCGCTCTGAAAGTATCTACAAGCAACACGGGCCCGACGCCAAAGTGTATTTCGACGTCTATCCAGGTGCGTGCGCTAAGTGCCGGGAGTTGTACTTAGAAGACCCCGAGGACCCTACCTCGAAACCGAAACTGTTCCGTTTGGCGGACCTTATCGCTAACGGTAACAACATCGGTCGTAAGGCGGCAGAGTGGCTCCCGACGATTAACCCGACGCACCCCTACTGCCGGTGTCAGGTTAATTACAAGCCTGATAATTTCGATTGGGACCCCGCAACCCGCGCTTTCACCAAGCCCATCAAACGTCAGTTTAAGAATCCAAAGTTAAAGAACGTGAAACTTAACATTAAAGTTACCAAATAATGAAAAACAAAATCGTACAAGACCCTCCGTTCACCATGCAGATTGAACCGACGGAGGGGTGCAACCTGGGTTGTTCGTTTTGCGGTCTTCACGGTATGCGCGAAAAAGGCACTAAGCCGTGGAATTTCATGACCGTTGAAACTGCCGAGCGTATCGCTTCAGAGGTGGCCCGTGTAGGGTGGAAATGTAAGTTCGTATTCGCTATGCACGGCGAACCGACGCTCAACCCTGCGTTCATCGACATCGTGGCTACGTTTCGCAAACACCTGCCCAAAGCCGTATTTCATATGTACAGCAACGGGTACGGCATGAACCACGCCAAGGATACGTCGGAATATTTGGACCGTCTTTTTGAAGCCGGCATGAATGATATTCTGGTAGACTGCTACACGGCTAAGGGTGACTGGAATTTCGTCGAGAAAATCGACATCGAGAAGTACAACGTCGTCACGCTGGAACCGGGCGTTCCGTACTACTACCCCAAGCAGGGTCGCCGTATCTGCCTGTTGCCGCCTATCGCCGAAGACGATACCAATAAGATGACGCGTCGTCTGGCTAACCACTGTGGCGCGGCGTTTCCGCTCGACGACTCGTTCAACAACAAACGCTGTACTTTCCCGTTCCGCGAACTGGACGTGAGGTGGAATGGCCAGGTATGTCTGTGCTGCGACGACTTCCGCGGTGAGTACCCCATCGCCAACATCCACGACATGCCCATCGAAGACCTTTGGAACCACCCGCGCTTCCACGCCGCTCGCGTGATGCTGTACAACAACGACCGCCGCTTCCGCCCGTGTCAGGGTTGTACACACGTCAGCGTCCGCGTCGGTTTCCTGCCTGATAAGATGGGCAAGAAAACGCTCCCGCCTATCACGCCGGAAATTCGCCGTATGGCTGAGGACGTATCTAAGGACGGCCCCTGCGCCGAGAAGATATACAAACGGCCATGGGAAAAATAAAGTACCTCTGTGTCGAGCCGCACGCGGGTGACCTCCTGATGAGCGCTTGTCACGTTTTAGTAGCACCCGAATACGACGTTCGGGTGCTTACTGTAGATAGCGACCCAAGGCGCGTCGAGGAACAACGACTTTTGTACGGTTTTCTGGGTATATCCATGGATTGTCTGGACCTGGAGTTAGAAGATGTCCGTTGTAGCGATTTTCAGGCCCATTCCAAGGACTGTAATTATGAGAGCGTCTATACGTATCTACGCGCTAAGTTCGGGAGTGACGGCCTTAATTTCGCCGAACAAACGCTTCGCGACTATTTGCATAAGTTTATGCGTCGCAACCCCGGTTACACGTTACTGGCGCCTCTCGGTGCAGGACAACCGTTCAACCAGTTTATCCACGATACGGTGTATAATACGGCGTCCGGCGCGGAATACTATCGCGACTTCCCCTATTCATACGTATCACGAGGCCGTCGTCAGTTCCGCGTGCAGTGCTACAACAGCGAAAACCTACTGATGAAACGTCGGGTAACGTGCGACGATATGTTTGACATTAAGTGGGAGTTGTTCTTGCTGTTTTATCCATCGTTAGAAAGTACACTGGACAACTATCAGCGTTTTATAGAACAGAACCCGCCCGAGGAAATTTGGTACGAGGGCGAATTACCATTTTGAGTATGAATTGTCAATTCTTCGTCGTGTCCAAGAACCGCCCTAAATGCGTCACGACCCGATTGTTGAAAAAGGGCGGCGTGGATTATCACATCGTGGTGGAGAAAGAGGACGTCGAAAAGTACGTTGAAGCCGGGCATGAGCGTGAACGTCTGGTCGTGCTTCCGGCCTCGAATCGTGGCTACAGCTACGTGGTCAATTTCTGCAAGAATACCTACCTGCGCGAGGGGCATCCCGTTGTGGTGATGGATGACGATATTGCCAATTTCTTCTACTCAATTGACGGTGAAGCCAAGTGTGGACTGTCGCTGAAAACGCCGGAAGAACTCAGCGAGTTCTTTGAGGAGTTTGATCGCGAGGTCATGGAAACCGATTTTGAGTATGGAACGATGGGCAAGAGCGCCTTCGACTGGAGTTGTACCGACGTCAGCCCGCGCTTCAAGTACGGCGGTATTCCGCACTTGATCGTCTTCAAAGGACTCCGGACGCTGGAACTGGACTTTGACGAAAAGTTAGAGTTGAAATGCGACATCGACTATTCGTTGAAATGCATGTACCTGGGAATCGTCTACGCGCGGTTCGTGCGGTTCCTTCTCCAGAGTAAGATGAACAAGGAAGCTAACCAGGGCGGCGGTCTCCAAGACGTATACGAACGCCAGGAGCGCGTGCAGCGGGCGCACGACATCATACTCAAGCGATGGCCGTTGAACGCTCGTATTGACGAAAAGAAGAAGCCAATTAACGGCGTACCGGAGTTGCGAATTGTGTACAAGAAATTTGATATTGACTTTGACGCGGTAGAGGTGTAGATTTCCAAGTATTTATCTGGAAAACTGCACAACGTATGTCAGACATTATCCAAAAAGCAAAACACAACGTCGGCGACCACCACCCTACGCAGCCGTGGGTTTGGACCGAATACAAGCCGGGAAAGTTCAACTGGCGTCTCGACAAAAACGCCAAGAACAAGAAGGCTCCTGCCGCCGACGAAGGTAAATCGGGTTCTGCTGGCGGTTCCGCCAGCCTTGAAGAGTGGGCCAAGCGTACCTCCGCAGACAATCTGCTCAAAGTAGTAAACAACCCCAAGGGCAACGCGCAGTTGCGTAAGATCGCCTATGAGGAGTTGAAGACGCGTGACGAATTCGACGCTTCGGCTGTTGATACCTCCGGTACACTCGACGCGCTGCTGAAGATGACCTCCAAGCAGGACGACGTTGCGCCTACTAACGCCCAAGCTAAGGTTGATATTAACGACGGCGAAGGTGAAAACGTCGATGGCGAGATTATGGAAGACTGGTTCCTCAACCCCGAGGACCCGCGTGTTCAGAAGAAATTCAACAAACTCCAGAACCGCCAAGACCGTATCGCCTACGACCGTTTCGTCTACAAGATGAAGCGTAAGGACCCCGACTACCAGCCGCCCGTTGAGGTAATGTACGACCTGAACCGCCAGTATCTGGAGTTCTTGGACAACAAGGAGCAACGCTTCATGATCTCGGCCGGAGGCGCAGGCGTTGGTAAGTCGTACGGTTTCAAGAAGATCGCCGAACTGCTCAACAAGCGTCCGTTTGACGCTGAGACCGACGCCCCTGGCGACGGCGATTATGACTACGTTGAACTCGGTGATATCAACTCCAAGAAGCAGCTGTTGGGCGTACTCAAGGCCCACAACGGCAAGATTCTGCTGTTCGACGATACCGATTCCGTTATCACCCGCGCCGACCTGGCTTCTATCATGAAGAAAGCCACCGCCGCTTCAGGTAAGCGCGTGGTCGGCGACCCGGAGGACGTCAAGTCGAATTTCGTATTCACGGGCCGTATCATTATCATGACCAACAAGGACTTGGTGAACCTCGCCAAGAACGAAGATACTGAAGCTATCATCAGCCGCGCTACGCTTTCGTCGGAGGTGTACCTGACGGTTGATGAAACTATCGAGGTACTAAAAGACCGATTCGCCAGTATGGACGTACCTCAGGCACCTCACCTTGACGATCCTGAAGAGGACAAGGCCGAACGCCAAGAGCTGTTCGATTTGATCGTCAAGAATAAGGATAAGATCGATCCCGCCAAGTTTACCACCCGTACTTTCGGTACCATTCTGTCAGAAAAACGCTCTACGGAACGTTCTAACCGTATGGCCCAACAGGGCGGTGAGTGGACGAACCTCATCGGTGCGAAGCAAAAGGAGTGGGAGAAGAGTGCCGTGCGTGCGCTGACGAAGAGTCTCGCGTATGAGGCCATTCAACCGATCGAAACCTCCGACGCGATCAGTAAGGCCGAACAGTTACTTAACGGCGCAGAATCGCTCGAAAAGGCCGATTTCACCGAAGAGCAGCGCGATAAACTCGCCAAGAAAAAGGAGGCCCTCCCCGACGGCTCGTTCCCGATCCGCAACAAGTCTGATCTGAAGAACGCCATCCGCCTCGCCGGCAACGCTAAGAACCCCGAACGCGCTCGCCGCTGGATCAAGCGTCGCGCCAAAACACTCGGTGCTGAAGACATGATCCCTGATACGTGGAAGGCCAAAGAGATTGATCTTGGTGCACTCCGTGTTGATGAAATGTCGATCGAAAAGGCAGAAACCCTGTTGTTCGAATAGCCAGCCATGGATGAACTCAGAAAAGCACTCGATGTCTTCGCCCTCCGTAACGCTGAGGGCGAGATATCTGATGCCGTACTGGAGAAGGCGTGTGAAGCGTACAAGGCCCGGTCTGAAGATTTTGCTGACGACTACTCGTACAACCTGTATGTCGCCAAATCGGTGTATGACCACATCCACGGTATCGATCAAGACCCCGAGATAGCCAAAGCCATCATGCCTGGCCAGACCAAGGTCGTGAATGGCGTGGTGTACATTTGGACACTGACTCCTAACGCCAAGACGACGTACGACTGGCGAGTTTACAAGACCGCCAACGGCCAACCTATTGGAAAAGGAGCCTTTCGTTCTAAAGCCATGCTGGCTCAGGAAGAGAAGCAGTTGAACGAGATGTTCCCTGCCGATCCTTCAGACCTCACCTATGTGCAGGACCTCGGCGGTAGTACTGGAGCCAAACTCATGAAGGACTCTAAGGGGCGTGAGTTTGTCGTCAAGAGTTCCAAGAACACCTCCCGCGGTCACGTTGCTGCAGAATACTACGCCGCGCAGGTTTATGACCTCTTGGGGCTCGACACGCCAGAATATGAAATGTACGACGACGGAACCGATTTGACGCTTATTTCGCCGTACATGCGCGGTATGAGTGAGCCGCAGGCCAAGGACTATGACGCTATGGCCAAAGGCTTCGCCGTTGATGCCTTTTTGGCCAACTGGGATATCTACCAGAATGACAACTGCTTGGTTGACGCCGCTGGCAAAGTCTATCGCGTGGATAACGGCGGTACGTTCGACTACCGAGCACAAGGTGCCAAGAAGCCTTTTAACAGTCAAATCGACTGGGACGGCATGGTTCGCTACAACCCACAGATTGTAGCTAACCTTACGCCGCGGGATTTTATCAACCAAATTGACGCCTTAAAGGCACGCAAAGACGAGGTGTTGGCGTTTTTTGACGCTGGTAAATTGGCTTCCAAACCGAAGGTGCGTGCTATCATCGAGGCTCGTTTCAAAGACCTTGATCGCATCAGAGGACAGTACGAGGTAGAGTTACAACGCCAGCAAAGAAAGGTTGCACCGCGAACTCTGAAACCGGATGCGGAAATGTACCGCGAGTTCACTGATGATGAGTTGACGGAAATCTACAGCAGCGTCAGTGGAACCAGTGCTGCGGACAAGTTAACCAATACCAATAATCAGGTAGGATGGGAGATGCTGTCCAATATCTGCAAGGCCCGCGGTTTCGATGTGCGTCCTGATGTTGTAGATGACAATACCTTCTGGGCTAAGGTGGCGCAGTCGAAATACCATCTGTTCCGTGGCGTTAATGCGCGCGGCAGCGATACGGAATATTACGCTGACGACTTCAAGTACAACGACGCGTGTTTCTACGGTACGCAAGGCATTTACGGCGAAGGAATCTATTTCCACGTCAACGATTCTGATAACGCCAATAAAACGCCGTCGGGGTACAAGCACACATCGTCTTACAAAAACGCCCGTGGTTACGCTGGTTACAACGGGGCTATCATCGAAGCCGTACTGGATAATTCCGCCAAGGTGATTACCGTTCAAGACGCTCGTGATGAAATTCAGAAACTGTCGCTTACCACTTCTCCTGCAGCCAAGAAGGCTCTCAAGGAGCAGCAAGACGCGGAGGATAACTACAACAAGTTGTCTCAAGAACTGAATACCCTAACCGACACTACCGAAAGGCAGGTTAAGGCCAACATGCATTGGGACGACTTTGCCTACAAGGACATCCCGTTGCAGATTGATCAGATCATCGACTGGGGTGCTATCGACGATGACGGCAACCCGGACTATATGAAATTTGACGATTTCGTGAACAACCACCTCCGCGGCTGGGTAACGGCCAATGGCGGTACCATTACCGAGAAGAATAACGGCAGTGGTGATTTGGTCATCAAAATGCCGAATACCACGGAGCGTTTTCTGTTCTCGCGTTACCGGTACGAGAATAACGCTATTAAGCGCAAAAGCGGCTTTTCACGTCCGTACAACTATCCCGTCCGCCAGTTTAAGGAATGGATCATGCGCGAGCACTACGGACGTATCGAAGAAGCCGTCAAGGAGGCTGTCAATAATCTCGACGACGAGGTAAACCGTCTTCAAAAGGAACGCGCTGACGCCTTCCGCGTCTATCAAGAAAAGCGTAACGCAGCCCGTAAATTGGCTACCAACAGCGTCGGAAATCCCGACAAGGACATTTATGCCGGAATATATCAAGCCGCACGATCGTATGACGAGGTATTGGGTGTATACGCTGCGTTGAAGGGTTATGACGCTATGATCCAGCCTAACGGTAATCACTGCGGAAACTCGTTCATGATCGTGTTCAACCGTTCGAAAATAATTACAAGGAAATAAGCCATGAAAAGCAAAGGCAAATATGGTGTACCGCGCAATCTGACGACCTCCGTTGTAGGAGGCGCAGCGTCGCGATACATCGATCGTAAACGCCCGTCGGAACTTATACCGTTCCGCGGCGAATTCCCGATGTTGAATGACATTGACGCACGGGAATTTCGTAAGGCTATTCAGGAAACTCTCACTCTCGATGAGTTGTCGCCGTTGTTCCAGAAGGTAGCCACGGAGGGGCAGCGTATTGCCCTCATGGAACAAGGATTCAAGGAGTACCTGGCGAAACGCGCCGTGACGCCTGCGGACTTTGTAAAATTAAGCAATGCCGATAAGTCGGACTACTTGCTGGATTGGATGAATACGAACTCAATCAGTGTAGAAGCACTCAAAATCACAATTCCGTATGGCAAATATTACATACGCTAACAAGTCGGCGTTCGCGATTAACGACACCGTGAAGGACCTTATCAGCCGCGTGGCTGACGCTACTAAAAACCCCGAAGTCGTCATCACTTCCACGCTTCGCAGCCCTGAAGCGCAGGTCAAAGCCATGGCCGATAACCTTTACGCCGGCAAGCGTATTCGTTACCGCGCTCCGGGTGCGGCCGTCACCAAGGTATTCGACGACAACTGCAAGAAGCAAGCCCGTTCTGAAGTTGAGAAACTGATGGTCGCTGAAATCAAGCGTCAAGCCTCGTTGGGGCAGCGTGTTTCGCTCCACTGCACAACCGAAGAGTTATACTGCCAGTGCAACATCATCGATCTGTCGATCACCCGCATGAAAAACCCACGCGACTTCACCAAAGCATTGGCCAAAGAAGAAAAGTGCCGTAAAATTATCACGCCGTTAGGTGATACGAAGTACGACAGTCCGAAGGTTTCTATTGACGCCAACGAGCCTGCAATACACGTTGAAATAATGGCGTGACAACTATAAATTTGTAAATTCATAAAATCATAGAAATATGCCTACTTTTATTGACATGTCTGCGTTGACGCTGAAGTCTTCGGCCAGCGGACAAGAAGAAATTCAGGTTTCTGAGTCCAACAAGATTAACACAAGCCAGATTGCGGCGTTGACGTTTTCGCAGAATCCGAATATGGGTGATTTGCCTATCAACAGCCGTTTGAAGTACGTCGATAACAAGACTACACTTCTCGGTATGCTTAAGATGCTGACGGCGGCGGCTAATATTGGCCGTCTTCGTATCGTATCCGGCAACCCCGCCGCTGGAGCGTCCGGGAAACCTGAAATGGCATTTATCGTAAATATCATTCAGGGCACGAATGCCGAGACGCAGGGAACAAACGGTCTCCAGATTTTCCATCTTACCAACGACTACATCCGCGTCATTCCTTCGTCCAGCATCGCTATGGCATGGCCTACGCTCCAGACTCTGACCGACGAAGCAATCATCACGAAACTGCACTCGACCGCTTCTGGCGATTGGGGTGGTCTGGGTGTAACGATGGAGTGGGCCGGAAGCGGCGGCAGCGCCATGAAATATCTGACGGTTACTGATTTTAAGAGTAACACTTTCAGCAATGGTGCGATGGGCGATATTGCCGTTGGTGAGATGTTCACGTTTACGAGCGCCGTTGACGCCGCTAACGGACCTGGCTCGGCTTTGGTAGGCTATGCTGTAAAAACTTCTGCTTTGTCGATTAAATACGTTGGTACCTCTACTTCAGTGAATACTTATAAACGTTCGTATCTGTATACTTACCAATCTACGAACATTTACGCTACGAACTGGAGTATTCTTGGCACTCCCACAGGAATCGAAGCCTCAGTATACGAATTCACATACGGCGAAAACGAGGGTGTGCCTACTGACGATTTGAAATTCGTTAAGGTTGCCGATATCTTCCGTATGATATTCAGTACCCCCGATCAGGCAGACTACGGTCAATTAGATTTTATCCGGTCTCAAGACAACGATAAAACCGATCAATATGTCTTTGTTTGCCCTTCGGCAGATACTGGCTCAACGCTTGGTGCTGCAATGCAACGCGTCGCCGTTAACGCAACAACTGGGGCTGTGGATATGATGGGAGTAAGTCTTGCTATCAAAGACCAGCCAGCAACAAGAATACAGGTATCTAATTTCAATAACCCTACGAATAATAGCATAAAACAGTTGGCTGTAGGTCAAGGAGTGATCATATGTACAGCAGGCACAATCGTAGGGGGACCTTCAGGTGTTACTGCGCCTTTATACGGTCATTGTTTTAGGAGTTCATCGGGGCCTGTTTTATACACCTATCTGCTCCAAACAGCTGATGGTAGCCGTACTTTCTCTGGCTCGACGAACGGAACTACTGCTCAATGGACAGAATTAGGCGGTAGCTCAAATGAAATCTTCCCCGGCTGGAAACGGATTGTAAGTTCGTGGAGTATCGCCGTAGGACCAACCGGAACGACTGGGATTATTTATTTCAATCAGGAAATACCCACCACCTCGAAAATGCTTATCGAAGCAACTATCCAGTCCTCTCCCGCTACAACGGCTACAATTAAGTTCCCGGTGCCTCTTACTATCGCGGGCATCAATGGAACCGGACAAGGAATATTGTTTGAGATTTGCTCGAAGTATCTGGGCATTAACACCACTTCGGGCAGTATCAAACTTATCTGTTCGTCGGTTATCACCGGAGCCAACGGGGTGCGAGGCATGAACGTTGTTGTACAATCGAACAACTTATCAGACATTTCGGATATTATCCAAATAAAAGGGATATATTTCAAAGCATAATAATAGTAAAGCCCCTCATTTAGAGGGGCTTTCATTTACAGTGCCTTGGATAGCCTATATATGCCTACGACGTGGAATGCTCCTATAATAGTGTCTACGTCTCCCGTAGCCTCCATCGAAAGTATCGTTCCCGACGCCGACAACATCAGATTAAAGCCAACTAACCCCGTAACGCCTCCTTGGGTATTGTAATTAAGCGCTTCTACGGTTAGGTCTTCAGTGCCGCTGGTGCTGACCCAAATTATGCTCCGTCCTTGTTTGCTTCCGATCATGGTATGATCGCTCGATATAAAGTTATAAACAATCATAAGGCGGTCGCCGTCGCTTACCTCTCCGCCGAGATTGAATGTTTCGGGTGCTGCATTAGCTAACGCAATATCGCCACTGAAAAGTTGCTCGACTCCTGCTCCACCGCCTAATTCTGTCCATTGAGCAGTAGTTCCGTTCGTCGAGCCAGAGAAAGTACCAACGCGATTCGCCATTACAAGTATAACGGTGGTAACAATAGTGCCGTAAACATGTTTAAGGACGATAAATTCAATTTTTGGTGCCCTATCGAGCCCATAAAGAAGGCTACCGACGAGGAAACAGGCGAACCTGTTATGCGCATCGGCGGTATTGCTTCAACCGTCGATCAGGATGCTGACGGCGAAACACTCGATCCGTCAGGCTTCGACATCCAGCCCTTGAAGGAGTCGGGAATGGTCAACTGGCACCATCAGGCCAAGAACTCGCCTGCAGCAATCATCGGCGAACCATCGAAAGTAGAACTGCGCCCCGAGGGTCTTTGGATCGAGAGTGATTTGTACGCTTCGTCACCTATGGCTAATGAGGTATATGAGTTAGCCAAAACTCTCGAAGAAAACAGCAAGACACGCCGCTTGGGATATTCCATCGAAGGCAAGGTTATAAAACGTGCTTCCAACGACAAGAAATCACCCTTATACAACAAGATCGTGAAGGCGGTGATTACAGGCGTTGCTGTAACACACATGCCGAAGAACCCTCACACGTTCGTCAACATCATCAAAGGTCAGGTTGACGCCGATGGTATTGAGGTAGATTTAGAAGAAGAGGACGATAACGCTGAAGAGCATGGCGGCAAGACCGAAAAGAAGGCTTTAACTACTGAATCCGGCGCAGCGCTTATGCCTGAATCCGTAGACGGCCAACCGAAGAAAACGTTTTCAAAATCTTCCGTCATGGAATGTATCTTCCGCGACATTCCAAATATTACAATACCGAACGCCCAAGAATTGTATACTTTAATCAAAAATATATCGGTTATGAACAAACGCAAATCCATCACTTCCGAGGACATCGAGAAGGCATATGACGCTCTGGGGCTTGCTCCTGAGAAGAAAGCCGACAATGCCGAGGACGTGCAGAAGGGCGATGACGCTGACGGCCAGATGGGGAAGGAAGACGAAACCCACGACGACGAACCGCGTCACAACGCCGCTAACGCAAAGAACGCCGTTGCAGGCAAGAAGGAGGAATCTGAGGAAGAGACCGAGGATGACGACGAGGGTTTCGAGGAGTGCGACAAGAACGGCGCCAAGATGAAGAAGGGTGCCGATAACGACATCCTGAAGGCTATTCATGGTGTTGGAGACGAATTCAAGTCGTACATTCGCGCTACTGCCGTACTGGTGAACGATCTTCGCCAGAAACGCGCCGAAGACGCTAAACGTATCGGCGAACTCGAAAACATCATCAAGGGCCAGACCGAGATCATCGAGGGCTTCTCCACCAAACTGGAGCGCTATGGCAGCGAGGTGCCGCGGCCGAAGTCGCTGCGTTCGGCTACGGTGGTTGATCGCGCCTTCGCGAAAGGTAACGCCGACAACGGTATCGAGAAGGGCGGCAACGCCACTCGCATTTCGTTGCGTGAAAACCCGAAAGCCGTTGCGTCGTTGCTCGACCAGGCATCGTTCGCCAAGGGCTACGACAAGGAGTACGGTGATGCGCTTTTGGCGTTTGAGGCACGCCCCGCTGACGGTCTCCCCAAGAACATTATCGCTCGCCTCAAGGCTGAAACCGGGTACGAGGTAGTAGAGTAAACACCCAAACAATTTCCTAACATAATCAATTCCAAATCATGGACAGACTTTCTATCAATCTCGCCGACTATGGCATCCAAGCGCGTGGTGCCCAGTACGGCTCGTCCAGTCAGGAAGAGGTCGCTGCGCTGAACAAAGCCCTCGAAGCAACCGACATCACGGGTCGCCAGACGACGAACCTGACCGATGCCTCGGGTGCTCCGCTGAAGGTGGAGTCGCTGGAGCGTACTCTGAAACATCTGACGTTCCGCGAGAGCGACATCGTTCTCTGGAAGAACCTGCCGAAAAAGGCTGCCTACAACACCGTTGAGGAGTACAACCAGCTGGCATCGTACGGTGCTGACCGCGGTGGCTTCACCAACGAAGGCGAACTCCCCGACGAGGAAGACTCGATCTACATCCGTCGGGCTCAGCTTGTGAAGTATCTCGGCGTTACGAAGTCCGTTACGCACCAGATGACCCTCGTCAACACGATGGTGGGCAACATCATGGAGCGCACCATCAAGGACGGCACGCTGTGGATTCTCCGCAAACTGAACAAGTCGCTGTACTACGGCAACTCGGACATCATCCCGCAGGAGTTCAACGGTCTGCTCGCCCAGCAGCTGCAGTCTGACGCATGGAGCGGTCTGGACGCCTACCTCAACTCGGAGAACGTCATCGACCTTCGTGGTCGCGGCCTGACGGAGGACCCCATCGAGACGGCAGCCAACTCGATCGTCGAGAACTACGGCCTCGGCACGGAACTCTACGCTCCCCCCGCTGTTCTGTCTGACTTCGTCAAGACGTTCTACGGCAACAAGTTCATCCAGCCCAACACCGCCCAGACCAGCGCTGGTATCATGGGTCAGCGCGTTCAGGCCTTCGACTCGCAGTTCGGCCGCATCGGTCTGAATTACGACGTCTTCTTCAAGAAGGCTGCGTTCAAGGTCGCTGGTGCCCAGTCGACGCATCCCAAGTCGCCTGCCGCTCCCGTTTGGGACACGACCACCCCGGCTGCTGTCGTAGCTGACGTGACGACCTCGAAGTTCGCTTCGGAGGACGCCGGCAACTACATCTACGCTATCGCCGCCATCAACCGCCACGGCGAGTCGTCGCTGGTGGTCAACGAGACTCCGGTAGCCGTGACGGCAGGTTCGGTCGTCGACCTCAAGTTCTCGATCGTGGACAACGCTCACCCGGCTACGGGTTATCGTATCTACCGTTCGAAGAAGGGTGGCGACAAGACCAGCAAACTGTACCCGATCTTCGACATCTCGGTGGCTCAGCTGAAACTGGGCTACGCAGGCGCTGCCGGCGACCTGTGCCGCGACAACAACTACTTCCTGCCCGACTGCGATCAGGCCTTCCTGGTACAGTTCGACAACGAGGTGATTGAGTTCGCCCAGCTGGCCCCGCTGATGAAGATGGACCTGGCGATTCTGTCGCCTGCGTACCGCTTCATGGTGCTGCTGTACGGTACGCCGTTCCTGTACGCGCCGAAGAAACTGGTTCGTCTGATCAACATCGGACGTGCCGCCAACTAACGAAACAATCGTTCAACCGAGAAGCAGGGGTGGGGGTAGCCCCGCTCCTGCTTTTCATTAAATCGTAAGCAATGAAACTGAAAACCAACAATGCGTCCCTTTACGGTTCGCGCCTTACCGTTCCCGTTGACGGCACAATCCAAATCGACCGCAACGGCGAGATCAACGTATCTGAAGCCTGCGCCCGCCATCTGCTGACGCTCCCCGAGTGGGTAGCAGCTGGAAAAGACAAGGCGAAGGACGCCGACCCCGAGCCGGAGGCTGAACCCGAAGAGGCCGATCAGAACAAGGCCGTCATCGACCAGATTCGCGCCATGTCGCTCGAAGAAATGATCGAGACTGCCGCCGAGGCTGGTTACCCCGAAGACGAGTACAAGAAGTTCGTAAAGAACGCCAAATTGATGGCAGCCTATCTGGTGAAGAAATACAAGGCCGCTGTCGCCGCTGAGGAGTAGTTTCCTCGTCTAACCGTTACGACTCGCAAAACAGACCAAAATGACTCTTCAATTAGACATCCTCTATAACAAGAACGAAGGCCTCGTCATAAGCCCTTCGGAATTGGCCGAAAACTACCTTTTTGGTATTCCGATGTGCGCTCCTGACGGTCAGCGTGTCGCCGAGTCCTCCATCAAGACCCAGATTAAGGTGGCGCAGACGCAGGTCGAAAACCTACTGTCGGTGAAACTCAAGAAGCAGGTTATCGAGGAAAGCCGTGACTACATTCGTGAAGAGTGGAACAACTGGGGCTTCGTTCGTGCGATGTACCCTGTGGTCTGTATTCGCTCGTTGTGCGGTTTCATCAACTCTGTTATGCAGACCCGCTACCCATCGGAGTGGCTTTCAATCAAGAAGATCGCTTCAGTGGCCGTGTATCGTAACATTTCGCTGATCCCCAATTCCGGTTCTGGAAAAGGGGCTATCATGACGCAGAATTCGTATGTATATAACGGCATTGCTCCCAATTTAGGGTGGTTTGGTCAAAAGTACATCCCCAACTACTGGCGGCTGAAATACGTCACCGGATGGGACGAAATACCTGCCGACCTGCTGAACTTCATAGCCAAGGCCGCAGCGTTGAACGTTCTGGCATTGATAGGCGATGTACTGTACGGCGTGGGCATGTCGTCGGTGAGTATTTCACTGGACGGTGTGTCGCAAAACACGCCGTTGACACGTTCGGCCCAAGGCGGTCTATTCGGCGGCCGCATTAAACTGTATCTGGACGAACTGAATCAACAACTGCCGAATCTCAAGAACCAATACCGCGGTATCGCGTTTGATGTACTGTAATGGCCAAGAAGCAATCCATATTGAGCGCGTCTATCGTTGACACCCCACCCGTGAGCCTGACCCCCGCGCAACCGGGGCGTCCGGCCGTGGGCTGGGACGTGGGGCGTTTCGAACGCTTGATATATGACCAAGGATATGATGCCTACATCGACCGCGCTATGCGTTGCCCGTGTGTGGACAAGACCAGCGGTCAGGCTTCATCAACGTGCCAAAACTGCTATGGCCGTGGCTGGTTCTTTGTAAATCGACGTGAAACACGCCTCATAGCCCAGACCATGGGCAACCGCCGTAAGTACGAAGAGTGGAGTGAACTCAATATCGGCACCGCGGCTATCACGGCTCGGGCTGTTGACCGTATGGGGTTTATGGACCGCGTCGTGCTGTTGGACTTGGAAGGCTATTTCTCTGAAATACTCCGTCCGACTATCTACCGCAACGAGTTGTTCGCCTATCCGGTGTATGAACCGCTGGAAATTACCGACATATTCCTTCATGTCGCTGACGGTGAACCGCTGCGGCCGCTTACTACGGCCGAGTTCCGCGTAGACAAGAACAGGGTCGTTTTCAGCAAGGATTTGATCGGTATGGTAGAAAGTAACGACCCCAACGCAAAAGCCGGAAATTTGACCGTCTCCGTTCGTTACAAGCACTATCCCGTGTATCACATAATCGACGTTGACCGCGAACTGATGCAAGTACGCGAGGGAAAGCCCTGCGCTGCACGACGTGAAGCGTTGACGGCGATGCCTGTAAAGGTTGTTGGCCGCAAGGCTGAATATGTATTCCCGCCTATGCGGTATGGTGATGTTCCTTATGACAACACGGTGAAATGAAAAAGGTGATTGAAAAGTTCATTGGATGGCTTAATGTCGTCCCCAAGGATAAGTATCAGCACTTTACGCTTGGAGCAATTATCGCTTCTGTGGCGTTAATAATCACTGCACCTTTGATTGGCTGTTGGCGTTGGCTACCTTTGGTGATATCGGTAGTCGCTTTGGTGTCATTGGCTATGGTTAAGGAATACGCAGTAGATTCGAAGGTTGACGTGAACGACATTCTCTGGACAATAGGCGGTGGATATACGGTTTGGGTGATATTCATTGTATTCATCAATGGCTAAACCAATCAACATAGACGTTACAGGTTTAGGCGCCCAGTTTGGACTCACGCAAGCCCAGATTGACGACCTAACTGAACTCTGTGTTCAAGCCGTTACTGCTGCTGTATACGCCAACTGGCAGGCGTTGGCCAAACAAGGATTAAATTCAACACGCCCCGAATACCTCCAAAATCTAAACATAATCGATCGCGGCCGTTTCGCCAAGTCGATTGTCCTCACGGGGGAGTTACCAGTGATGCTGGAGGCCGGGGCAACCCCTTTCGACCAAAAGGAATATTTTCAGCGGTCATCGAAGGTCCGCCACACGGTGCCTGTACTGCGCAAGGATGGCACAGTACTTAAACCCGGCGGCGATTGGTATTTGACTGTTCCGTTCCGTCACGGCACGCCGGGAACGGTTGGTCAGGCAGGATTTTCTGACGAAATGCCACAAGAGGTTTACGACGTGGTCCGCACGTTTGTTACTGGTCAACGACTACGCGCTTCGCAGATTCCTTCACCGTACAACGTACCGACCGAGCGTCGGGCCATTGCCGCTACTGACCGTTCGCCAGCGTATGGCGCTTATATTCGCCGACACTCCATCTACGAGGGCATCACCAAGCAGACAGGAGTTTACGCCCGAACGACTCAAAACATATACGTCTCATTCCGCCGAGCGTCAAAGAACTCCGACCCGTTGAGTTGGATATTCCCGGGTCTTACGGCGCGACGCTTTGCTGACAAGGCCATCGACCAGACGGATGTTGAAACAATAGTACACAACGAATCGGTTAATTTCTTGGAGAACTTATGAAAGTAGACGCCCTTATACTGCCCGAGGTGATAATCGCCCGCGTGTTGAACGCTATCGTGAAAATGATACGCGACGACATTGCGCTCACCGTACCACAAGACGTCAAGAACACCATACTTTACCAGCTGTTGGGTGAAAACGAGGACGGACAACCCATTCACATGAACGCCTACAACTATTTCCGGCAGGCGGTAAAGATATTTTCTAACCCGGCGAATTTGGAGGTCCATTTAGGATACAATCCTCAGGTGACGACCGCCCTCGCCGTTCACATCATTTTACCCGGCGAACAAGCCTCAAATGCCCCATTAGGTGAGGGGCAGGAATGGGACGCTGACGCCGACCAGTTCATGTACACGCAGTGGATGGACGCACAGTATCAAATTCTCATCACGTCGGATAACTCCTCTGAGGCTATGATAGCCTACAACGTGTTAAAAGCCATGCTGCTGATGTACGCTCCAAACCTCGATTTAGTGGGGTTACGCATTCCGCGCGTATCAGGCGGCGATATAATACTTCAACAGGATATAATTCCGCCAACCATATTCCACAAGGCACTCACGCTGGCATTCAAATACGAGGTTACAGTTCCAACAAGATTGCGTGCCCAAGTCGTAAAGGCCATCAGCTACAATTATAACATTTGCGACCCGTTTGACGGTGAAAACTTAATTCCCGGCGGCGGTAAAACTGAATAAATACCAAAACTTTCTAAACATACAACATTATGAGTACTGTGGTAACGATGAATGGCAAAACCTACGTTGAGCCTGGTTCGTACGCAATCACCGTCTATCAGCCTACTTCGGTAGTCAACGTGGCTTCGTTTGGCCGCGTGATGATTATCGACACTGGCCTCTCTCAGGAGAAGGTGGGCGATGCAACGTACGAATTCGCAGGCGGCGCGGGTATTGCCGGCGTTGACGCTTCCGGGCGCAAGGCCATTTACAGTTTCGAGAACTTCGAAGACTTCTCGGACTTCATGGGCGGCGGCATGATCACCGACATCGCTGAAAAGCTGTTCACGCCGATCGACGGTGCGCTGGGTACGCCGCGTCTGTACTACACCCGCGCAGCAAAGACCACTCCGGCAACTCTCACCATCGGTTCCGGCGCCAATTCTATCGTACTGACCTGCCTGAATGAAGGCACGGTTGGCAACGGTGTGGCTGAAGGTGATATGAGTGAACTGTCGAACGGTACGCTGGAGAACCTCAAGGTCGGCTACGCTTTGGCCATCAAGGCTGGTGTTGACGACACGTCGAAGTTTATCGCCACTATTTATCGCGGTAACTACCGCGGTACGGACGCTGCCGGCGAGCCTTATGGCACTTACACGCTGGAACAGGCCTACGGCGAGATGGTAGCCCAGTCGGGTGAAATCAGCACTTACGACGAACTTTACAACTGGCTGATCACTTCGTCGATGGTTATGGCTAATTTCCGTCCGTCGAAAGGCGCAAGTTTCGCAGGCGCTACGGCTGTTGCAGTTATGGAGCCTACAACCTTCTCCGGCGGCAGCACCTCGTATCAGGGTGCGAAAGGTGAGAACGAGTATTACCCCGACGTGTTGGAAGCAATCCGCGAACTGGAGGTTACGTTCTTTTTGTGCACGGATTACGGAGTCGCCAACGGAATGAAGGCTTCTTCTAACGGTAAACTGTTCACCTTCCTCAAGAATGACGCCAAGTTCGACGAGTTCATGTTTGTAGCCGGAGGCGAAGGCAAGACCGATCTGCTCACGACCAATACCGTCACGCAGACTTCGCAGGCGTTGGCCGTACACTACAACGACGAAAAGGTCATCATCGTCCACGGGTCACCTACTGTAGCGCGTAAAGACGGCAACGGCACTAAGAACCTGCCGTCGATCTATCTCGCCGCTGCTATCATGGGTCTTAACGCAGGTCTGGCTGCTCAAACTCCGGTAACGTTCAAGCGCGTGGGGTATGACGCCTATGCCTACGACCTTACGTTCAGCGAGCGCGTCAAGGCTCTTCAGGCTGGTATTATGCACGTCCGCGAGGTTTCGGGTTACTACCGCGTCAACCAGGGTATCACGTCGCTTCAAAACAACAAGCAAACCATCGCCGAAGACGGCCAAACGTTCGAGTTGTCGATTGCCCTCATCAAGGCTCAACTCAACAAGGAGCTGATTCTCGACGCCCAGACGCGCTTTACCGGCAACACGGCTGCCCAGGCTTCGCCTAACACCGTGAAGGACTTCACCGAAACCAAACTCACGTCGCTTGTAGCCAAGGTCGGCGACGACAACCTGATCATCTCGTGGAAGAACGTGAAGGTTTCGGCCAAGAACGGTGACTATAAAGTCACCTATGACTTCGTCCCCAACGTTCCGGTCAACAAGACGTTCTTCGTTGGTAACATGCTCGACTATGTTTTTAACTCGTAATTAAAGAAAGGAGCGCTATATGTCGAATAAGAGAGTAATGACTGCGCCGCTTGCGATTATCCGCATCAACAGCGTCGCCGTCGGTAAAATGAAGAACGTCCGTGTTACGGAGAACATCCGCCGCGGACGGGTCGTGGGCCTCGGTAGCCTCACCCCCAGTGAGGTTCCGGCGGTGGAATGGAGCGGCTCGCTGAGTTGCAGTTCGTATTCCATCAACTTCAACCGCCTGGCCAACGTGTCCCGGAAAGGCACCTTCCGCCAGACTACCAGCATTGAAGAGTGGGCCAACGCCATTCTCCTGCAGGAGGAAGGGCTGGAGTTCGCTATTCAGCGTAAGGTGAAGGACGGCGAAATCGACCCTGAAACCGGACTTGTAAAGGCCACCTACGAAACGTTCGCTCTGGTGAAGGGAGCGTTCGCTACGCGCGAGGGCTTTGACATCCAAGAGGGGCAGATCTCGGGTCGCGATACCGAGTTCGAGTACATCAACCCGATCCTCTTTGACGGTATCAGCGAATAGAACCGCCGCTATATACCAACCCCAAGTATAAAGAGAGTGCCGTGGAAAGCCCGTGGCGCTCTCTTTATTGTTAAACAAAATAGTCTAAAAAATGGAAGATTACATGAAACAACTTTCCGAGGTAAAGGCTGTTGAATTCCGTGGCACGAAACTCAACGTCAAGTTCCCTAACGTCGGTGAGATGATCGACATCGAGAATCTCAAAACTGCGTACTCTGGCGGGCGTTATGGCGTGATGCTGGCGAGCGGCGTGAAGAGTATGATCTACGCCGTTGACGTTATCGACGCCATGGCCTTCATCGAAATCAAACTCAAGGCCGTTCGTAACATGCTCAACATCCCCGAGGGGCAGTCGCTGATGAGCGTTGATTCGGCGTTGGCGTCGGAACTGACGGCATGGTACAAGCAGCAAATTGCCCCGTGGTACAACTCGATGATGTCGAAACTGTATGAGGCAGGAAATGCCCAGCCGTCTCTCCACAAAAAGGGCGGAGCCGACGCTTAATGACGCCCTCGACAATGGCGTCGAACGTTGGTTGAAAAGGTTCCCGATTGATCTTTGGTGGCGGAGAAAGTACAACGTGGCTTACGGTTCGCCGCAACACCGGGCGATGAGTTTCTTTGATCAGCTACAAGAGTATCGCGAAGAACTGACACTCCAACGCTTGATACGCGAACACCAAGAGCGAGAGGCTATGGGCGACGACTACGATTCACGTGTTCTGAAAATGAGCCAAGAAGAGATCGACGAGGACTACGACAATATCAACTTGGATGACTTTTAACGCAAACAACAATGGCCGAAAGGGACATAACAGTTAACATCAACGGTAACGGCTCGGGAGGTACAGGTTCGCCTGCTACGCCTCCTGAACCAATTACCGGAGGTGATGACGCGCGGTTGAGTGCGTCAGTTTCGGAACTCGTTACAGAGATTCGTAATGCCTTATCTCAAGGAAATGGCCCGGCAGTCGGTCAAAGCGGCTTCAAAGGTTATCTTGATGATGTTGGACGAAGCATCGTCACCCAGCGTCAGGCTGAAATCCGAAACCGTTTCGACCTCACGCGAGAAGAGAACTTCGGCCGTTATTCAGAGGAGATAGAAAAACTTGACGCCGAACGTGCTGCTCGTGTAAACCGCTATTCTTTCTCGCCTGATGGTACGCTGTATAACCCCGAAGGCAAGGCCCTCCCGACGGGTGCAGGCATCAGCAGTGACCTCAACAAGTGGTATAACGCCCGTCGTCAGCAAATAGACGAGCAATACGGCGGAATTGACGAACGTTTAGCCTCTGAAGAGGAAAGTGAACGCGCGTCGGTAGAACGCGAAATGGTGGACGCCTTACGGACCGTTGCGGAGGCGTTACGAAACGAATCGCGTGAGAAGTCATCCGGCAGCGAAGATTCCTACATGGGCCGCCTCCGCTTACAGCGGAAAGAGCTGGTCGATGACATGGAACGCGCCGTTGGCGAAGACGACTTCGTGGCTGCGCGTCGTCGGCTTCAAGAGTTCGATCAGCGTCAGGCTGCTGCCGGTAACGGCGATCTGTTTGAAAATGTCACCAACGCGCGTCTTGCTACGTCGGGCGCCAGTATGTTGACCTCGGCTGCCAGTGGCAATCTCACTGGAGTAGGAATGGGTGCTGCTGGATTAGGAGCCGCGGCACTTGGAATTCCGATTGCGGGTATTATCGCTGCAGCGGTTATCGCTGCTGTGGGGCAAACTGTTGCAGCTACGACGAACCGCATCGAAGCTATGGGAGATATTGCCGCCATACGCGGTATTTGGGGTGGCAATACCGGTAACGCTGCACTCCGCAACGCTACGGCCACCGTGATCAATGCCCGTACCCAAGGAGCCTACGGCGAAGAGATCACCCGTCGCCAGTTAGGATTAGAGGACGCTGAATTTATGCAGCGGGCGTTGGCGCTCATGACTACTTCCGGCGTACTGGCCAACTGGGAAAACCGAACGTTCTACAGCTACGCCAACGAAAGCCAGTTCAACCTTCGTGAAGGCAGCGTTGCTCAAGCATCGCGGTACGACCGTTACGGGTTAGAATCTAATACGGCTATTGCGCGACTGGCCTACGAACTCGAACGCCTCAACGACGAGGGTATCAATACAGGCATCGGCGGTGATTTAGGATACATCCGCATGCAGGAGCGCTTCGATATTCAACAGCAGTTGATGGGGCGCTACTACTCCATGTACAATCGCCCGAGTTACGAAGTGGCCAACGCTACCCAAGCAGCGTATTCTGCCGCCATGGACCCGCGATTCATTCAAGACGGCCGATTGGGCGACCTGATAGCCAAGTTGGATTCAGCGATAGGCAACCCCCAGTCTGAAACCATGCAGGCTATTTCGTTTGACGCTTTACGCACTTACGGATCACAGTACGGAATCGGCAGTTTCAACAACCTGCAGATGCAACACGTGTTACGAACCCCGCAAACCTTTAGAATTAGCGAAGCCGAGCGCAACTCGATGATTATTCGTCACGTTGCCGACATGGCGGGCATTCCCGAAGAAGAGCGTGGCGATTGGAGTGCATTCTTTGGGTCGCCTGTGTTCTTGGACTATGCTGACATGTTGGGGCTGAACTACGAAGAAATGGCGCAAACGATTCCCGGCTTGGCCACAGGGGAAACAGCACGCCAATATGGTCGTTCGCGTCAAACTATGCGCCGCGACGCTACTGAATCACATTACGGCATGCTGCAAAACGTCAGCGACTATTCACAGTTCCGGACTGCAGTTGGCAAGATCATCAGCGCTGCTGAGGAATTCAGTACTCAACTGGGAAGCGCCGTGGCAGGTTACAACATCGAAGAAAACGAAGTTCACCCCGGTTTGCGATGATAGAAGCAAAAGGATACATCGACATCATTCACGACCAGAAGAGCGTGGCGACTATGAAGGACTTCATAGCCTTCTATCATATTGACGAAATAACGCCTGAAAAGCTATTCGACGATAATCGTGAAAATATCTTTGCGGCGATGTCGTGGCTGGATAAGTGTTCTTACATGGTTCAGCATGGCATGACTGGTGCCGCCGATACGCTCACGCCTGATAAGTTAGACCCCGAAATGACGTTACCTCGGTTTGCCAAAATACGGGTCTATTACACAAACGTCCGTCAAGAAGACGTTTTATACATCAGCAACGTCAAGGCTAAGATCACCGATTACACAAAGTGGTTTGACGAAAGATTGCTTGAAATAACGGACTCAAACGGTTTCCGGAGCGAAGGTAACGTCGTAACGAAGGAATATCGCAAAATGGCTCCTAACATTCGCGTGTGCGGGTGGTTCAAGGCGTTGGACTTCTTGTCGAACTATCGAGGCACTGACGCAATAACTTCGACCGTGCGTGACATATCACGCTACGTTGGAACCATGACGGTGAATACAACCAAAAATGGCGGTAACTTCACTTTAAGTCTTCCGCATATTGCCGTTGAAAAGATAGTTCGCGGTAAGTCAGGGACGTACGAAGGTACGATTATTTCAGCAGAAATCGAAAATAAGTCGTATTACAAAACCACATTCGCTGACGACACATCCCGAAACGAAGACGATTATTTCAACTGGTTAATTTCTCCAAATGATTTGATATTCCTGCGTTTCGAAAAGACCGTTGAAGAAATAAACGACGATTTGAACAACCGCACTGGAGAACCTCAACTCCACGGCGACGTGTGGGATATGATAGGCTTGGTCGATTCGGTTTCAATATCTACCGACGCACAGGGTACGGCATCTAACGTGACGGTGAAGGGGCGTGACCTGATGAAACTGTTGATCGATGACGGCTCATTCTTCTTCCCTATCGCCATGGACCTTGGGGCGCGTGAACTATTCGCCAACGCTTCGGGGGTTTCCGTTACCAGCGGCGGCGACGGATTAGGAGTCCAAATCAACTGCAAGAATGCCTTGAATCGCCTTATGGGGCGAAGTGTTAGCGGTAATATATTACCCTTCAGAGGCAGTATGTTTACCTTGGAATTTGTGTTGAAAGAAGTCATCAACTGGCTCTCAAACATAGCTATTGCCCCTGATTACCTTTTCACTCCTTGGGGCGATGAGCGTACTACGATGATGGATATTGAGCCGCCTGCTCCGGAGAACCCTAAAAAGAACGTAAAATGAGTATCGGACCTGGACTTGTACGCCGAGCGGAACAAAAAGCAAACGAATACTGGGCTTTCAAGACCTGGAGTGCCAAATGGTGCATATACGGTCAGTCGCCTTCAGCCCCGCTTGTAATTACGTCTATCGTCGGCAACAGAACGCTGTCTATCGACAGCAAAGAGGTGAAAGGTTTTCACCAAGGGCTGGATATTTCGATGCCCGTCGGTACAGGCATATATGCTCCGGTGTATTGTAAGTGCGTTCGCATAAGCCGCAATCCTGACGCTCCTTCGGGAAACTACGTTTCAGTGGTAATTCCAGCGTGGTGGTTTGGAGACGTTGGACCGTTTGGGCAATTTCATACGGCCAATTTGGCAAATAACGCTTTATATCGAAACAAATGGGCTGAAGACGCCATAGCTTGCGGCGCTTACGCCACGGTGCGCTTCATGCACTTGAGCAGTATATCCAACGTCAAAGAAGGCGACTGGATGGAGCCGGGTGATCTCATAGGGCGATCAGGAAATACAGGCCGTTCTACTGGGCCACACCTACACTTGGATTGCACGTTTGGAGCCGACTGGCTGAATCCGGCGCAGATGATGAGTAACTGTTACTTTTCTACTGCCAAAAAGGAATTCAACCCTTATATAACCCCATACGATCGACGGCGGTTTACTACTGATGTCGGTTCAAAACCCGTACCCGACTATCAATGGATAATCGACTTTGTGCGCTATCAAAAAGTTGACATTCCGTACGATTCCAACGCCACGGAGCCGTTAGTTCCTGATGTTAAACTCCAAAACCTTCAGGCCCAGCAACGGTTGGCACCCGGAATTTGGCAAATAGTGAAACTTATCATTGACGAAAACGTGGCGAATCGCCAGTTGTACGACGGTACTATCACAAACCAAACTGGGCCGCTGCTTAATTGGTTCAACAAGGTTTGCCAAGAGCCGTTCGTTGAGTTTATGGGTGAAACGTTTGGAGATCAGTATTACTTCATTGCTCGGCGCCCGCCCTTTGATCATGGAAGCGTGTTGAGGGCTTACAACTACGCCATTGGTGGAAGCGGTTTGTATCACGTTGTCCGAAAAGAGCAGGTTGTCGAAACTAATTTCAGTCAAAGTATCTCAAACGCTTATTCATGGTATTATCTTCGTCCGCGTATTTCGTTTGGCGGAAATAGCAAAACCACCTACTACATCCCCGCAGTATTCTTCCCTGAAATGGCTGCGATGTTTGGGTCACGCGCTTGTCACGTTCAGAGCAACTACTACAATGCTGTTGATACTGGCGAAGATGACATTGATAATGCCAACGAAGAGATCAGCAAGTCAGCACGAAATAACTTTGCGAAGTCGTACCTGCAAATGATGCTCGACTTGAAGTTCTTGATCGAAACGACTATTTATCTGCCATTCACTCGCCAAGGAACTATCACGCTGTATGGTTATCGCCAAATTAAGCGCGGTATGTGGATTCACTTCGCGCCAACGGACGAAATGTACTATGTCGATGCCGTGACGAACACATTCCAGAGCGTCGGAAACAAGGTATTTCGTTCAACTGTGTTACAGGTTTCACGCGGGATGAAAGTGAGTCTAATTGATGGAACAAACCGACGGTCATTAGGCTCAGAAAATCACGCAGGAGGATATGCTCCTAAAGGAGGCTATTTTGGTCTTGTTGACTTTGGTTCAACCAGAGAGGGGGCTTCTTATCCTGAAAAGTGGAATGGTTTGATAGACGGTACAACTACTTTTAACGAGTGTATATCGAACATAAGAATTAATCAAACTATTTTGAATCAACTGTGTACAAAGGTAGGTTTCTTGCCTACGCAACAATAGTCCATGGAAACAAAAGAATACAGACGCGCTCCGGCGCCATTTGGCGTACAAATGAACCACCTCTATATGGGGTCTGGCGGTATAGGTTATATCGTCATACCTGAAGGAGGTGAGAATCGTGAATTGTATATCCAAAACTGCATGCGGACCAATACAGTTTCCATCCAAGGAGGTCCCGGCCGTTCGATTTACAACAATGTCCCTATTCCGCCGTCAGTGCTGGAAACCGTTGAATTTCCTGTATCTATTAACGAATTTGGAACGCCTATCGTTTGGGTACTGGATGAATACGAACAGTGGCCTATCGTGGTAAATTCGTTGGACTTGCGCAACTTCAACCAGCAGCAATACGGCCAACGAACGCTGCGCAAAGAATCTAACGGCGTTATCGCTGAAGTAAAGACCGATGCTTCTCAGGGCATCATCGACATCTATGTAAACGGCACGGAATACACTCCAGCGGAAATAAATATTCGCGTTCAATCGACAAACGCCGATTCAAAGATCAATATTGTTTCCGATGCTGACATAAGCGTATCTGGCGACAAGAACGTTGAAATAACCTCTGCCGCTCGTATCACGGCGCATATTGTAAATGGCGTTGATACTGAAGCGGGCATCGAAGTCGTTCTCCAAGGCGACGAACTTCAATATGCCACTAAAGGTGCAAAATCGACCTTTATTGTGAAAGAGGGGAAAGCGTCATTCAACAACGGCGAAAACCGCGGTATGGTAAATATTGCGCAAATTGAATCGCTGGTGCAAGCCCTCCAAAAAGACCTGCTGATTGCTTCGTCAGGTTCGAACCTTTCAACATGGATGGCAAACGAGATGCCTAAAATGGAAGACAAGAAATTATCACATTAACGCCATGGGAAAGTTAGGAATAGACCCCTCAATGGTCATTCGCGCCACATGTAAAGATTATATCGCTACACTCCCCGCAGAAGAGGCTGATAGCTATGTGGAAGATATGACAAAATCCGTCGGCGATTCTATCCAGCAGAAGATAGACGAGGCTGAAACGTGGTTGACCGCTGCTGAAACTTCTGGTCAAAACGCCATTGAAGCCTGCTCCACGCTGGCGGTTCAGGCCGTATGCGCTGACCCTATGGCTGGCGTGGCATCGGCAGGCGTTATTGCTTCAGCTAAATCGGGAGCAGCCACAGCCAAGGCCACCGTTGCTACGGGCAAGGCCGCTATTCAGCAGGTAATACGAATTGTTGGCGGTTTCATGTTACCTTTACCAACGCCTGTTACCGCTGCTGCCCAACTGCTGACTTCGGCCGATGCAGCGCTGTCTGCACTGCCCTTGTAACAAGTATAATTGATGTAAATTTACGACGATGCCGACCATAGCAGGAACAGTTCTGAATAAAGCCAAAGGTGACTTCGCTACCGCAGCGAGCGACGCGCTCGTTACGATGGGGCGTGGGTTGGTACACGCCGTTGCACCCGACGACTATGAGTACTACATGTGTACGTTGGAGTTGCTTCGTTCGAGCGGTGAAACGGCGGCTTTCATGAATTTGCCTGTAATGCCCAGTAACATCACCGAAAGCCGGACCTCGCTTACTACTATCACCAAAACCAACAACGTGGTAGTGTCGATGATTAATCCGTCGTTCAACCCCGTTGATATTTCACTGCGCGGTACGTTTGGTCGCAAATTGCGTATTTCATTCGGCCAGCAACAGTTCAAGGACCAAGCCGAGGACGGGGCTTCGATACCGTTCTTCAACATCGGTATGTTTACCGGAGCGGCTGGCGTTGGCGACAACCGAACGATGATTGCTAAAACGGGGTATGGCCTCACCAAGATGATGCAGAAAATCTTGACCGCTGCCACAAAGTTGGACCCCAATGGCAAGCCCTATCGGTTGGTGTTTACCAATCATGCTTTTAATACGGCGTATTACGTTGAGGTCGTTCAGGATAACTATTCGATGGATGAAAACAGCAACATGATCTGGAATTATTCCATCGAACTCCGCGCTGTGGCAGCCTACACTGCAATCAAATCGGTGAACGACTTTTTAGGACAGGTCATGAACCAATCGTTGAGTAGAAGTGTGACGCGCGTACTGGGGCAGGTTAGCGACCTGTTGACGTGCGGTGTCATGAATATGTTTTAGCCATGTTGATACCTGAATACATAATCCGCTTTTCGAACGTCACGAAATATCGCCTGACGGAGTTCTTGGAACGGTATCAAGACTTCTTCGACAACGACTATGCGTTCATAGACCAGTATTTTTCCGGTCTCAGCGAAAGCGTCGATCACGATCGTTTACGCCGCCTTCAAAAACTTCTCGGCGATTGCCGCGAACTTCAGGCCCAGTTCAAGAACTACAGTAACCGCTTTGATAACTGCGGCTATTGGCTGCTGATGGAGTGGATAGACGACCTTATCATACAGGTGGAAAAGGTCATGAAGTTACCCAAGTTCCGCCGCACCACGCTTACGGCTCGTAACTACAAGCCTGTAATTCAGGTCGAGTCTACTATTGGCGCGCAACGTACCATGGAGGACTTGTCGTTTGCCATCCAGTCCAACGGCATGGACCGCGTTTCATGGGAGCAACTGATGTTGGATAATGACCTTGAAGAAGACCAGTGGGAAATCGACGAACTGAAGCCTGTTACTGCTATGGTGAATAATATCACCCCGGCTGCTGTGACGACTATTCTCGAACCGCCTGTCGGCGAACAGGTCTACGGCAAGGACATCGCGCGTAAAATTACGATCGAGGTTGAAGAGGAAGTGGCGACAAAGGTCGATTTCAGGCGATCTGGCGATCGAAAGTCGGTTATATCGGCCCGGCGTATAGGCGACCTGAAAATCGCGAAATACAAGGATAATATCGACCAAAAGGTGATGATCCTCATGGGACTAAACCGCGGAACGGTTCCTGATAATCCGCTACTGGGTGTTGACGCTAACCTCACTGCCGGCGTCACAGCGGCCCAGTTGTCGTTACCTACAGTTCGGCGCCAGATGGTCGATACATTCCTTCAAGACGACCTGTTTGAATCGGTAGACATGACAGCCGTTGAACAGAACCAAGACTCGTTGGTTTGTACGCTGGAAATTAAGACGAAGTACAACGACAAAGTGACCAAAAAAGTGAAGCTATGATAACGCAAATAACGCCAATAGAGGAACTCAAGCAGATGTGGCTTGAAATATTCCTGAATAAAACCGATAAGATATCGGACGTGTCAGCCGAGTCGGTTTTGAATGCCATGGCCTACGCCGATTCCAAAATTGGCCAGAAGATCATGGTCAATCAGGCTGTTATCGAAGGTCATATCTTCCCTGATACTGCTGCAGGTGAATACCTCGACGCGCTGGCTGTGTTACGAGGCGTTGCGCCGCGATTCGAAGCCGCTCCCGCTACGACCTACGTTCGCGTGATTGGCGATCCGGGGACGTTCTATCAGGCAGGCACGATGTTCACCTCAACGACCGGGTTAACGTTCGTTTCCACGGAAGACGCGACTATTGGTGGCGTCGATGAAAATACAGGGCGTGTGGTTGTAAATTCACGGTTGGCGTACATCCCAGTTCGGTGTACGAAGTCCGGCGCTACTACCAACGTGCCTCCGCTGTCGTTGAATCGCGTTAATCCTACACCGCCGGGACATCAAAGTTGCACCAACGAATATCAGGCCACTGGTGGGCGCGATAAGGAGGATGACGAAACGTTCCGCGTCCGTATCAAGGAAAGCGTCAACCAGTTGGCGATGAACACTCTGTCGCAGTTGGAGCAGGTACTGATGAAAATCAACCCGCGCGTTCTTCGAGTGCTTAAAGGCGGCTATGGCGAATCACAAACTACGGGTTCTGCAGCTGAAAGCCGCATCAACCTCACGGTGGTTTCAGTCAACGGCCAGAACTTCACTCAAGAAGAGTTTGACGAAATGTATTCCCGCGCCGAGGAGTATTTGTGTCTTACTGACCTGTTGCGTGTTTCTATTGCCGGAGCGCGTTATCCGGCTATCAACCTGCGTAACGTGAACTGGCTTGCGGTCAACGTGGACTTCCGCGTTGATATTGACCCGGCCTACAACACGGACGATGTTCGTACCCAGATTCAACTTCAAATGAACAAACTGTTCGACTACCGTTTCTGGGAACCGGGCGACAAGGTTGAATGGGAAGATATGTTGTATGTCGTCAAGAACGTCGAGGGTGTGCGCTACGTTCCTGATACGCACTTCAACCCCAGCTACGATATTAACGTTCCGGAATACACGTTACCTCGTGTGCGGAGTTTCGTAATGCGCGATTTGGACGGTAACGTGATAATCGACAACAACGGAGTTCTTTCTGAAGTGTTCTACCCTAACGTCGAAGACTCAAACTACCAAGCAACCGTGTTAATGTCTATCTGATATGAATCTCACTACCTCTATACGCAGTAAGGTTGTTGTTTCGTCATCGAACGAAGTAACAATCACCGCCGTGGCTGAAGGCAAATTGCCTGAAATCTACGAGGCTGAGATTCTTCAGGAGCCGAAAACCATCAATAATACATCAGGAGTTCAGGGCGACCTCATGATCAGTCTCGATAAGCCGCCTGCTGATGCTGCTCTTACGAGTGATGGTCGGCTGGTTTTAACCGTTTCTGACGGCGAAGAGGATAAGTACCGCCGCGACGGTGCAAACTTGATGTATGACCGCACAACGGAGCCTGCGCTGAATAATACGATGACCAACGTCGGCGATCAGCTATTGGTAGCCATAACGTGTGATATATCAGGTCGCGTGTCGTTGGCGGAGTTCGTTGATGACCTTACAGGTGTAAGCGCTCCAGCCGACGTGGTGAGATTATTTCAAGTATCGGCCGACGGTATTTTCTGGACCGAATGGACTGAACTAACCGACGCCGCTCTTCAGGCGTTAGACCCCATCACGGCTGATGGTGCGCTGATGATCTCGATTCAGTACATCCGTCAAGGAGGCCTCGACCCCATCGAGTTCAAGTCTGTTATGTTCAGCGGCGCGGTTGAGCCTATACAGTTTGTTGCCCCGGTTATCGACGAGTCAATATTCGCTTCAGTGGCTTCTTCTGAACAGACCAAGCGTATAGAGCGCAACCTGTTCAAGAAACTGTACTATCGCGGCGTGATGGCGCAATATGTTACCCGCGGCGCTAATCGTGACTACGACGAAGATCGTGACTACGTTTCGTTGTTTTCTACCGTTGGACGCTTCTTCGCTATGATGGTTTCATTCGCCAAGCGGTTTGAAAACATATACAACGACTTCGAACTCCTGCGCGAGTACGTTCGCCAGATAGGGCTGTATTTCGACGAAAAGAGCGTCACGTTAGAAGAACTCCAGTATCTGGCCTCACACTACTACGACGAAATCCGCAAACGCGGTACGTCGATGGTATTCGCTCGTAAGGGCGACGGCCGCCCCTACAACGGCGAATTTGTACGGCTGTTCGGTATTGAGGATAGCGACGAGTTGCTGACCGACAACCTGCCCGCCTCGAAGATGGGGTGGTGCCTGGGGCAATCATCACCACTGTATCGCGGCGTGGGTGATTCTAACCAGCTGAATAAAACTCGTGAAACGTCGCCCGACTTCGAGTCGTTAGACGACTTTGTTACTACGGGTAACGTCGCTATTGAGGAAATAGCCGACCAGTACATAGTAGGTTACGACCGCGAGAAGAAAACCCCGGTTTACAAGAACAAGGTTTGCCTGAAGATTACCGGCAGCGGCGGGTTAGGCCGCGGCGACGTCACTACTCCGGTGGACGACCGTGTGTACCGTGCCGACTGCAACCTTTCGTACGAGGTGTCGTTCTGGATGAAGAGCGATGGTAAAGGCACGCTGAATTTCGGCACCGAGGGTTTCAACATCTTCAAGACGGTAATTGCTGGCGGTTTCGCCCGCCTGGATTCTACACAGGTAACGGACTATTTCGCCAACGAACTACCCCTTTCCACCCTAAAGGCCAACACGTGGTATCACGTCCGCGGTATTATCCATGCTTACAGCACGAAGCCTGTCACCATCAACGCCCCAGGCCTTAACATCGCTCCGCACCTGGGGACCCAGTTGTGTTACAACAATTATTCGGTTGAGTACATTCTTCCGAAGATTCAGTTAAGCGGCGGCGACTCCGCGGCTGTACTGTACATCTGGGACTACAAGATACGACCACTCGTATACGGCCGGAATATTCTTCCACTCAAGGAAACGCTCCGTGTCGATGCTCGTTCCAACGGATTCATACAATCGCAGCGGTTGTTTTACATCTTCTTGAAGAATAACAACAACTCAATGTCGCAAGCCCAGCTGGAACAAATCGTGAATAAATACCTCATACCGTATGGATTCCAGCCTGTGTTTGTGTACGGTACTACGCCAGTTAACACTTCAACCACACCGTCGGAATTTACGCCGTATTTGGTATTGACGCCAAATTCAATTATCATAAACGCGAGTGGCAACCCAGTGCTTGTGGACCTGAAGACCAACACCAACGTCATTAAAGTCGAATAAAGATATGTCGAAATTGAAACTATCGCCAAACCTCTTTCTTGAGGCGGCTGAATTGGAGAACTTTCGTCGCCTGATGGTAGACGAAGGCTACAAGGCCGTGTTCCAATCGATGGTGAAAAACTTCGGAATTGCTCGCAATTCCGACTCCAGTGCTTTTGAAGTCACGGCTACCGGCGAAGAAAACATCGTTTCCGTGGCCCCGGGCGTGGCGTGGAATAAGGACTTTGATCGTATCATAAGTCAAGAGGCCGTTACACTTCAGACCCTTCAGTCCGACGTCAAGACGTGGATAATTCTTTCTCGCGCCACAACAAACTACGAAGCAGGAACGGTTTCCGTCACTACCGACGGCACGCTTACTGGTGTTGGAACCGAATTCACAAAGGTACTGCGCGGCGGAGACAACTTCCCTAACGCCGTTAAGTTCATCGACTCTACAGCCAATATCCTCAGTTACGAAGTTATCAACGTGGTTTCTGACACGTCGGCTGTTATCGCCGCTCCCGCTACGGCCGAAAGCGATATGCGATACGGCGTTGTTGGAGCCTTCACGCCGGGCTTCGTTCCGTCGGCGGCCAATGAACTCATTTACGAGTATGACTCCTTCCAAATCAGGATGGTACAGTCGGAAAACGCGCCTGAAATTCAAGAGGGCTATGAGTTTATCATCGCCCAGCTGAACTGGGATAGCGGCGAAATGTCGATCGTCGATATGCGCAACTCGTGTACGTTTGACGCCGAACCCGCGCAGGAAATCGCTGCTGCTTCAACCAATATCGTGAGCGTATTGAACGTAGAACGGTACGGAAATATGCTCCGCGTTGGCGTTGAAAACGGATACACCGTAACGGGTTTCGAAATACGAACATCGACGCTTCAATTCCGCATTTTGGAAGGTAAGAATAATGTACTTGGTACAGTATCAGGTGGCGCAGGCAGTATTCCAGCATCGGCATTTGCCGGTTGGACGCTGTTCAATCGCGCTACTGGAAAGGGTGTTCGTATCGTAGATAACGCCAACACTACACTCACGCTGGCTTCGTGGAGCGGCGATATTGCACTTGGCGAAGGTGACGAATTCGTGATTGTACCAACGGTGGCTGATATCGAATACCAGCTGGTGGCCGCTGGAGCGACTACATGGGGCAGCGTTCGAACCACAGCGCGTTTTCCCGTTACGGACGCTCAAGTCAACATCTTCGTACCGCTCAACAGCGGTCAAACTTCTCTCACGCTGCGCTACCGTGATATTGACGGTCGTGCAGCAAGTGCCTTCAAAGCATTCGCCGCTGCAGGTTATAAAGACCTCATTGACGGAATGTCGAAAATACTGACGAACTCTGTTTTGACTGTAAATCTATGATGCTCTATTTAACAGGCGCACCGAACTCTTTGATGACGTCATCTGACGCACCTCAAAACGACCCTCGTATGAGTTTAGGGGGCTACGTCAGTTCAACCCCGGTGCCGAATGCAGCGTTGAATACGCTGTTTGACCAGGTGTCGCTGCTTACGCTTCAGAATCGTCCTACGGAATGCATGGCGTTTGCGCTCATCAACAAGACGTCACAACCTGCGGCTGACGTTGAAATAAAGATCGTTGGCGCTGACGATGATTTATGCCAGTTTGAAGTGGCTGCAGTAGCGGTGAAGAACCTTCAAATGGAATCGCTCCGCAACCGATACTCGTTACCTATCGGCGCCACGTTCTACAACGCCGACTTTCGACGTGCAGGCGTGCAAGTGACCATACAGTCGCCTGCGTCCGTGGGCGAGGAGTTTGTATTAGAACCCTTCAACATTCTCGTCAAATCGCCTAAAACGGCCGATTACGAAGGAACGTTCAACGCCGTTAAAGCGGCATTCGAGGGCAGTTCGGTATGGCAGGTGGTATACATCAGTGAAAAGGTCTTCCGCATTGAACGCAAAGACTACGAAGCTATCGAGCCGTTCCCTGTGGAAGTGATGGCTGAAGAAGACGGTCGGATACGCTTGGAGTTCGATGGTGACTTCCGCAACGCCATCAACAATACGCTGCTGTTGGCCGAGAAGCTAAATCCTGATGACTGCATAGGAATCTGGCTCAAGCGTACCATCAAGGAAACAGCACATAAGACGTGCGATCAACTGTTCGAAGAATACGACGAAAAAGTCAAAGAAGAAACTCTCGAACGTATTTCACTTGTCGTCAATTATAACCCTGTTGACACTCGTGAATACAGCGACGAGTATAACGAACAAGAATATTCATAAGCCTTATGCCACTGTCTTATAACGACGTCCGTAAACTCATCCTTCAGACCCTCGAAGAGCGGCCCGAGGGGACCAAGGTAGAGGTCCCCAACCAGCAGAACTACGAGTTGGCGCTGTTGGACTACGTTCAGCAGTTGGAAACGACGATGAGTACGTCGATGGTCGGTATCGCCGACGCCACCACGGAGCCTATCGAACCGCCTTCGGCGCGTGTTGCGTACCTGTCGCAAGTAGGCGTCAACACCACCATAACGTACAAGAACTTCGTCGACGCCCAGTTGAATCCGCTGGAAGTTACTACGGACGAAAGCCATGTGGCGTTTGTAACGCTGTTCTGGAATACCAACTACTGGCAGTTACAAGCCGTTATGATCCCTGTTATTGGCGGCGGTGGCGGCACGACGGATTATAATCAACTTAACAACCTCCCCACTATTAACGGTGTTACGATCAAAGGTGATCTTACGGCGGAAATGCTGGGGTTGGTTTCAACGGAAATATTCAACAACTACAAGAGCACTACCGACGGTCGCCTCAACGCAATCGAAGAGGTGCTGTTCGGTCAAAAGGCCACGCTGACGGCAGCCGTGGTTCCGACTCATATCGCTGACGGCGTACCGACCGACGTGACTGTCAGCTGGTCTACGCAGTACGACGGTCAGGAGGTGACGCCTGATTCGCTCACGGTAAAACGCGACGACACGGTACTTACGACCGACGTATCGCTTAAGAGCGTTGTAGACCGCGTATCTACTGCCGCACGATACACGGTATCGACTGTGATAAAAGGCGTCGCAAAAACGGCTGAAATCGTCGTTGAATCGAATTCCGCTATGTACTACGGAGCCAGTCCGAAGGATACACTCACTGAAGACGATGTACTGGCTCTTTCGAAGCGTGAAATCGAAGGAAGCGCTGCAGGCGATATTGAGGTTATGTTCAACGAGGTGGCATATCTTTGGGTGTGCGTGCCTGCGCCAATGACCATTCGCGGCGTTTCATCCAGCGGTTTCACTGTGCCTATGAAGCCTGCTGTGGAGGTTTCAGTCGGCGGAAGCAATTACAATTGCTATCGAAGCGCCAACCAGTTCGCAACGGGTGAATTTATCGGTGTTATATCATAATTACAAAGTATCATGGGAGAATACATCAACATTTATGGCTTGCTGTTCGCGAAGACTGCCGACGGTAAACTCGCTTTCACAGGTCAAATCTGGGACGATGAACTGCAAAAGTTCCAGTCCGACATCAACAAATTGACCCCCCAGCTGGGCGAGGACGGCAAACTGCCCGCCGACCTGCTTCCGGAGTCGCTTCAGAACGCCACTTCGACCGAGGTCGTTGAGTCGCTTCCTCAAACGGGTGAGGCCAACAAGATTTACCTCGTTAAGCGTGAGGGCAGCGACCCGGTTGTCTATGACGCCTCGATGTGGATTGACGGCGCGTGGGCTTCGTTCGGTGGTAGCGGCGGCGGAGGCGAGGTCACGGGGGCCGTTCGTTACGACGAAGCGCAGGGCCTGGAAGACGCTCAGAAAACCCAGGCTCGCGAGAATATCGGAGCGGCTTCACAGAAAGACGTTGACGATATCAACCAAATCCTGTTCACCCAGTACACCGCTCTGTCGATGAGCCGTACCCCGGCCTCGTTCGAAAAGGGCGTTGAAACCGAGGTGACGCTGAACTGGTCTACTAAGTTCAACAATAAGGAAATCGAACCCGATTCGCTTGAGGTCAAGAAAGGTGGCGAGGTTCTTACCTCCGACAAGACGCTCAAGACCGTCAAGGATTCGGTGACCGACACCCAGGCATACTCCATGACGGCCGTCATCAAAGGCATCACCAAGACCGCTTCGGTAACGGTTAACGCCTACTATCCGATGTATTTCGGTGCGTCGGCTAAGAACGCTCTGGAGTCGGCCGATATTCTGGCCATGACTAAGCAACCTATCAAGTCGTCGCCCGCGGGTAACGCAACGGTTGAGGTCGGCGCCAACGAGTATCTCTGGCTGTGTGTTCCCTCGACGATGTCCGTCAACAGTGTAAAATCGGGCGGTTTCGACGTACCGATGGCCGCTCCCGTAACGGTTGCCGTTGACGGAAAGGGCGACTATAAATGCTACCGCAGCGCAAGTCCGTTTGCGGAGGGTACGTTTACCGGTGTAATTGCGTAAGGGTCATGGCAGAGATCAATATCTATGGACTCCTTCACTGCAAGGCAGCTGACGGCAAGTTGGCGCGAACGGAACAAATCTTCGACGAAGAAGAACAGCAATTTCAAAGCGCGATCAATGCCAAAACCGTTCGTTCTATTTCAGTTCGCGGTGTAGAAATTACCGAGAACGCACCCTCTCAACAAGACAACATCTTATACATTGAAGTAAAACCCGAAGAATAATGGCCAATAGAAAGATAGCGGATTTGGTACTCAACGGACGGCGTTTGCTGTCCGGCGAGGCCGTCCGTCGTGTTCTATTCAACGGTCAGGTTATTTGGCCTCTTGCTGAAGGACAAACCACACCAACTATTCAACGTGTTGTCTACAATGGCGAAGTGTTGTATGATCGACGTTCCTTGCCATATCTCGACATTGAGAAATTGATTGTCTATGTAAGTCAAGACCCCTTGGAAGAGAGCAAGAACATGGTATTTACGAATACAGAATTTACTGTAGAATAACTTCCATCTCAAAAAAAAAGTTATGGCTGATGTAACAAAAAGCTACGTTATCTGTACCCCCGGTTCGGGGTCGGGTGACACCCAGCTCACGCTCAAGGCGAAAACCGCTAATCTGGGCAACCGTCTGAATCAGACGGACAACTTCACAATCACCGCTCCTGGTGTTTCCCCCAACAAGCAGTTCGCTGCAATCCTTCAGGCTGCTGCCGAGTTCATCTCGTTCGATGACGGCGCCGAGGCTGCTGTACCCAAGGAGGGTGGATCGGTAGTGCTGGACGGTATGTCCAATGCCGATACCATCACCTTCTCGAAGGCTGCCGGCGCCATTATCACGGACGACATCGCAGCAATTTCGTATCAGGCCAACGGCGCTGCCGCTACGTCGGGAACGGCTATTCCCAGCGACCCCGGCGCAACGAAGAAATTCGCATTCGTGCTGACGCTCGAAGCCGCCGAAAACACCACTATCTCGGAGCGTACCCAGCAGATCACGGCGACCACCAAGGGCACCAAGACTGCTACCATTACGCTGAAGCAGGCTGCCGGCGATCCGTACCTGAACATCGACAAGACTTCGGTCAACGTACCGCAGGACGGTTCGGGCGTGACGATCGCTGTAACGACCAACACCACGTTCACGGTATCGTAACGTTTCAAACCCCATCATCCCGGAGGCGGGGCGACCTTCCTCCGGGAACAATTAAACGAGTATGGCTATTCAGAAAACAACAATTGCTTGGGGAGACGGTTCTGGCGACAACTTCTATGTGTCGTTCGATCCAGCAACGCTTCCCGGTACGGCTTCAGTTGAAGTAACGTCGGACCCTAACTACACCGGAGTTCAGCGTGAAAAGACCGTTACCTTCACAACCAATGCACCGGGGATTCCTGTAGCCTCCCAAGATTCGCGGCAATTGAAGGTCATACAACTCACCGACAACCTCGTTATTGCCACTTGGGACACTGCTCAAACGGTGGGTCTGTACGGTGGTACTACCAAGGCTGGATTCCCCAAGAATTAGAAACCTTTCATTAACATTTAATAACAAACTATTATGGCAAACACCGAGAAAATTCAGGCCAAAGTAGCCAAGATTCGCGAGAGCCTCGCTATCACTCCCTACGCCACCATGGAGACGGTCAACGACCTGCTCGAGATCATCGACATGAAACTGGAAGACGCCGCTTCGGCAAGCGCCGCTGGAGGCGATGAGGTCAAAGCCTAACCGAAAGTAAGGCATGTGGGTTATCTACAATAAGTGGATTCCCGTTGGGAAATTCTGGATGATGACGCTCTGGTTCATGATCTTCGTTCGCGAGGACAAACACGGGCGCGTCATGCCTCCAGAAATCTACCGCCACGAGCGCCGTCACTGGCACCAGGTTCTTCAAATCATGATCACCTCCTTTGCGTTGTTCCTTGCAACGTGGCTCATCTACGATTACAACCCTTGGTGGTGGTTGCTTTGGGTGGCGTCGTATTATGCCGTGTACGTGGCATGCTGGTTGATTGAAATCCTGCTTCCGCCGTATAACATGGCGTACAAGAACATCTGTTTCGAAACCGAATGCCAATACACCCAGGACGACCCCGATTATTCGCGTCACTTCTGGAATCATTGGTTTGGATGGTTTAAGTATATTTCGAATAAGAAATACCCACCCAAGCGGTAACGACAGCAGTTCGTAAAGAGAGGCCCCGGTTCACGCCGGGGCTTTTCGCGTTGTAGGGCTGAAAATCTCATTGGCAGCGAGTTTTCCTTTACGAGCCTATACACGTACCTCGCCGGAACGTTTTGCGTCGCCTAATGGCTTACAACGTTTATGTGGTTACCAAAGCGTGCAACGGTGTTCGGGATAAACAGGGGTAAACCACTTCAACGACACGCGACCCATACAGCAAGACTTCCTATTGGCAGTAGGGGGAAAGGGGGTAAACCTCCTTCGCTATATCCCCCACCAGCAAGTGTATGTGGTGTGCATGCGTGAGGCACGTGATTGTGAAACGAAATTGTTGAAAATATGACTGTAAATGAATGGCGATTCAAGATATGCGTGAGAGCGCGTGATGAATGGCGAAAGAATCCTCAAAACTACTGCGGCTTGTGCTCGTTGTTTGTGAATACGATAGTTCAAAATGGTCATGAAGAAACTGACGACAAAGAGTTCAACGAGTTGATATTCGAGATTATTCGTCGCAGAGGATGTTGTAGGCCAACGGTATCTGAACTCATCCCAGAGTTTGTACGTCCAGCTGATGCCAATCAAGGAGTGGCCTTTTGGTGGATTATCGCCGATAAACAACGCCGTATGGAGTTTTTGGAGTACCTTGTACAATATTACGCCTACAAAATCGACAAAGAAAGTTAGCCATGGTATTTCGAAGAACAAAGACCAGCGTCACGGCTTGGAGCGTTATCCGTGAATACATGTCCAAATGCTCGTATGGCAGTTTGGTAACACAGAAAGCTATACGCGCCATATTGGAGGAACGTGCAGAAAATTATCGTAAGTACGGTTCGGTTACCACCATGAATGCCTATTTCAACCTCATGGCCGGAGCGGGGTATATACGCCACTCTCCCCAGCATGGCATTTGGGTGGTTGTTAAACCTATACCGCACGACTTGACATCGTCAAAGTTAAAGGTTCAGTACAGCAACCGCTCACAGCGGCGGGGATATGCATATGGCAGCCTACAGGATAGAAATAGTTCGCGTAAACTTTTTTGAGTACTCGTTTGTCGGGTGCGATAGCTTGGGTAAACGTATCGTGGCCAAGGCGCTCACGTATCGTAACCCGAGTCCTTTTGCGTACTCGGACACAATACAGATGTTTGACCGTCGGGCGTTCACGTTTAAGGTCGGGATGTTGCCGACGTTGATTAAAAAACTTTCGTCCGCTGGCCGCGAGTACCGATTGACGGACTACGATTTTAAGCTACCGCGGTCGGTGAAGATTGACGAGCGGTTGAGTGGAAAGTACATCCACCAGCGGCGGGCTGTGGAGGCGTTTTTCCGGCGACGTATAGGTATCATCGTCGTGCCAACGCGTGGTGGTAAGACCTTTATTGCCGGCGAGTGCATACGTATCTTCTTGAAGACCGAAGCCGTATCACACAAGGTCCTTTTCTTGGTGGATAGTAAAACCCTATTCCAGCAGGCCATAGATGATTTTACACGCTATTTTGAACCCTACGGCGGAATCGATATTGGCGAGATACGTGCCGGACGTGTTGATACCGAAAAGCGCGTAACCGTTGGGATGATACAAACTATACAATCGACGCTCTCCAAACGCTGTACCGAAACCGGAAAGAAGAACAAACTCAAGAACTTTTTGAAGAGCCTGCGGTTCTTGATTGTGGATGAGATTCACGATAACGCTTCGGCTCCTAAGTTGAGGATATACAAAAGTTGCAAGCACCTCACGCACCAGCTAAGTCTTTCGGCTACGCCGTATCGCGCAGAAGCGTTCGTGGAGAACTTGCATCTTAAAGCCTGGAGTGGCGATGTGGTATATCGTATCAAGGAAGAAACGCTGCGTGAACGCGGCGTATTGACCGAGTACAAGGTATTTCTACTGGCCTTAGAGCAGGATGCCCGCGCTATCAGCGCCGCTACCTACATGGCATATCAAAAGGCGTTGATATTCAACTCTCAGATTCGTGACGCTATCGTCGTTAAAGTCATCGAGATGTGCCGCGACCGCGGGTTTAAGACGCTGGTGATGTTTCAATCCGTGGACCACGGCCGTCATATCAGTGAACTCACCAGGTGTACTTTTATCCATGGCGATACCGATAACGAGGAGCGAGAACGCGTCAAAAACGAGTTTTTGGAACGTACCGACGGCGGTGTACTTATGGCGTCTAATATCTTCAAGAAAGGTGTTACGCTACCGGAGGTTGAAATACTTTTCAACGTCGATGGAGGTCTTGAAAACGCCAATACCATCCAGCGCAAAGGGCGTGTTCTTGGTGCTACGGAAGCTAAGACGCGTTCGGCCGTCATTGACTTTATAGACATTGATGACGCCTATTTCTCGGAACACTCATCGACACGGTTAAATACCTACGTTAAGGCCGTTGGCGAGGATGGTATTGGAATACTGGACACGGCGGTTGATAACTGGTTAAATACTCTTGAACGATGGCTGACGATTTGGTTATCCGTAAACCTGCACTCTACCGATACGCCGTGAGGCTGTTGGTGGACGTGTTGTACCAGATGGGGTGCGATATGCGTCAGACATTCCGCGTGAACGATACCGACATCCACGCGTGGAATCACTTCATAGAACGTTACACCTCTGCTACCGAGGACTTCACCCGGCGTTTCATTCTGTTTCAATTACAATGTCGTTACGGCGAGCGTTCGGGCTTATCGCGCAAGACGCTAAGTCGTACACGATTGACGTGGCTGGTCAGTAAGGCGGCCATAAAATCGTGGGAAAAGGTCTATCCGACGTCGGCCGCGCGTTTTGTGGCTAAGGGGCTGAAAAGCCGGTTTGACGTCTCTACGCTCAAGAGCGAGACCGAGTTACCAGCGTTATTAGTTAGGCTTATAGACCGCGAAGAAAAAGCCAAGGCGGCGTTTTATGGCGCTAATAAGGGGTTTGCGTGGTGTATCGTGAATACGACGCTATACCACCACCGGAGCCCTTGGTGTGCGACGTGTAAGTTCAAGGAACAGTGTAAGAAATTACTGGGTAAGAACTACCCGCTTGTGTACAAAATACGAGGATATGCTTAAAGATAGACTATCGTCCAACCTAATTACCGAACTGCTCTCGGCGGCTATCCGTAAGCGTTCGGTGTTCGATATACTGAACCAATATCTGCGCTTTTCGTACCTCCAGGTTGAGGCTGAAAAGAAAGTGTGGAAAAAGATGACTGAACGCTATTCCAAAACCGGGCGTGTACCGACCATCGGCCAGTTACAACAGGCCTTTCTGGACGACGAGGGGGCGTTGGAATTAATCGAGAATATACGCGACGTCGATGTTACGGACGAAGACGTTCCGTCGTTGATAGCGTCGCTGGAAGCGTACATTCGCCAGATGAAATTCCTCGACGCTAACGACCGTATCGCCGATTCCTACAACATGGGCGATAAGGAAAAGGCATATAATATCCTCATCAAGGCAGCCGAGGAAATATCGCATTTCACCATCCAGGACGCCAAGTACGACCGCGTGTTCAGCGACTTCAACCGTCGTCAGCTGGAACGGCGGAGCACCGACTGGAATTACCGCTTCAAAATCCCTACCTGCATTGACGAACTGGATTACAAGTTGGGCGGTTCTAACGGCGGCCCTGAAACAGGCGAGGCGTGGTTGTGGATGGGTATATCGGGTGCAGGTAAATCACAAGCGCTGGTTCACCTGGGTATCGCAGCTTCACGACAGGGGTATCGCGTGGTTCATTTCCAGCTGGAGGGTACGCGTGAACAAGCCATGGCCCGTTACGATTCGGCGTGGTTAGGCGGTATCTATCAGGATGTAAAGGTTGGTAATATTTCCGACACTAAACTGAAGATGGCGCAACGCGTCGTGGCCAAGTTAGGTAAAACCGACATTATCGTCGTGGCGGTTGAAAGTTTCGGTGGCATGACCGTTACCCAGATGCGTCAAGAACTCCAAGACATAGAACGGGCCTACGGCAAGGTGGACATGATACTTTGGGACTACCTCGAATTGGCCGAGTTAGGCGACGGTCATAGCTATTCGATGAACGAGGAGCGCTTCCGCCAGATGAAATTGGCTCAGCAGGCCAAGATGCTGGCGATGGAGTTCAACGCCGTGGTTCACGTTGCTACCCAGGCTAACGGTATTCCGCCCGAACTCCTCAACGACCCCGACTTCGTCATCACGCGTTACAACCTGGCGGAGGCTAAAGGTAAGGTGAACCCGATGGACGGTTTCGTGACGATGAATTTCACGTCCGACGAGCGTAAGGAAGAAATCATGCGTTTGTATCTCGATAAGGCTCGTGAACACAAGGCCGGGGATATTATCCGTATTTGTAACAACATGACCTACTCGCGTTTCTACGACCGTAAGCGAACGCTGGAAATGCCGTGGGAGGATATCGTCGAAGAGCAGCACGCTACAAAAACGAAACGCGGGCGGCGTAATACGTCGGTGGACGATGACGAATAATCCTTACTGAAGAATGAACAATATTTATGTCAAGAAGAGTAGGTAATATTGATTGGCGTGAGGTCTTGATGAATCCAGTTTTTGGAAAGCGAGACCAAATAATATGTGATTGCCTGTTTTGCGGGAAATCAAAACATATGTACGTCAATAAGAATACAGGCGCCTGGGATTGTAAAAAATGTGGCAATAGTGGTGGAATATATAAATTACTTGCAGCTGTTGATAAGTTGTACCTGTTAGAGGGAGCCACTATCGAGGAACGCGAGGTAATATCCAAAATCCGAGATTTGACGACGTCTGCCGCTGAAGACGTAAAACTGGAGCCACTTCCGCCGCGGAAGATGCCTGTGGGCTACAAAGTGTGTTTGCACGACACTTATCTCGAACGCGACCGCGGTCTTACTCCAGCCGTTATAAAGCGATACGCCATTGGCCGTACTAAGTTGGTACGGCGGTACGCCGATTATATACTCATTCCGGTAACTACCGATGGCGTCATTACGGCTTTCCAGGGCCGTTACGCTTCAAAGAAAGTACCGCCCGACGTCCTGCGCTGGCGTAACGATACCGGGGCCGACTTCGCCAAGATGCTGTATGGCTACGACGATATAAAGGTGCCCGGCGCGACGGTGATATTGGTTGAGGGCGTATTCGATAAAATAGCTGTGGACCGTCGGTTACGATTGGACGAGTGTGACGACGTCAAGTGCTGTGCTACGTTCGGCAAGAAAATAAGCGACTACCAACGCGCTATGCTCCAGAAAAAGGGCGTCCGCGCGGTGGTGTTGCTTTACGATTTTGACGCCATAAAAGAGATTAAAAAGTACGCGTTCGAATTGGACAAGTACTTTTCAACAAATATAGTTTTCACGACCAAGAAAGATATTGACGAGTGTAACGAAGCCGAGACGCTGGAGGTCTTTGAGCGTTTACAGCGTCCGCGCGATTTTGCTTGGAACATAATAGGAAAACTAAAAAGGTAAGCCATGAATAATGCACGGAGCCTGTCGGTAGCGGAGTATTTCCACGTCATACAGCGTGAATATCTGATGGCCGAATTCAGGCGAAAAATATATTTCTCCCCCAAGGACAAGCGATATTTCTCACGCGTGATGGAATTCAAGCGCGAGAAGATACACGATATTGCTAACCGTAATAAGTTGACGTCTATCTTCACTTCGCCTGAAAAGATGCGTGACGTAAAGGCCGAACTGTTCGACCCGCTGAACCGCCCGATGTTCGCCATGAGCCCGAAGGACTGGGTGAATTATTATTCGGTCAACAGCGATTTTTCCTACCGGGGTGAGGTATGGAAACTTGATGCCGTAAAGGGCGACTATATAACGCTATACAACGAACGCAGTCAGGTCTATGCCGACAACGTACCTAAGTCGGAAGTGATACGTGTGTTGTAAAAAATTTTGAAAATTTCTTGTAAAGTTCTTTGTGTATTGGAAATTTTAACCTACCTTCGTGCTGTGGATGTATGTAAAACGTCCACAATCGTAAAACCTAATTGGCATGAAAGCGTCGGAAAAAGCCTACAAAGAATTAGAGTTCTTGGCCGTTAAGTACGCCAACAAACTCTACTCCTATGAGGAATTGTCGTTGGAACGCGACGATTTATTACAAGAGTTTCGTCTCAAAATCTTCACCTCCATAAAGGCGTATGGACGCCGTTGGTTGGCGTATCGACGCGGTACGGCCGCACGGCCTGTTCCGTTGCGGTACTACGTTGAGTGTGCTTGCTCAAATAAGTGTACCGACCTAATGCGTGCCATCCGCAAGGAAAATCACAAACTGCGTATCGACCAGACGGCCTACGATTGCGGCATAGAGGACATCGTCCAAACCGAGCCGGAATTGAACCGCTTTGTAATAAACGGCGTTGATGTCTTGGCCAATCTTACAGGCATGAAGCGCGTTATATTTTCTCTCCACATACGAGGGCGCAGTAGGGGTATGATGGCGCGTATGCTCCGCACGCCGCGGGCCGCAGCCGAGGGGTACGACCCTAATATGCTGTTCAGCGACGCTTGTGCTCTTGTTGACCAAATTATCACCGAACAACAGGCCTACTTGTTGGCCAATCACAAGTCAGCGTTATATTATACGCCAACGCGATATGATTATTACCGATTAAATGACGAATAAATCAAAATTGTTTCACTAAAACGTACAAAAATCATGGCAACTAAAATTTCAAAAGTGAACGCCGAACGGCTGAAGAAACTCGGTATCACCGCCAAGACCGAGGAAGAGGCAAAGAAAATCCTCATCGAGCGTCTGGAGCGGGCCGGAATTCCCGGCATGGACGAGGAGACGATTGACAACCTGATTGACATCGTCGGTTCGTTCGCCGAATTGGAGAGTGATTCTGAGGAAGACGCCGCTCCGGCCGAACCTACGCCTGTCTCTTATACACATCTCCGAGCCCACGAGACTAAGGCGAATCTCGTA